ATCCCCTAACATTTTATTTATCCCTATCAGTCCCCCCAGAAGGGAATTAGACAATATCTACTCCTTTAATAAGTAACCATTTTTCCCATGTTTTCCCGAGGTTATACGATTTTCTCACATAAACATTTTCAGTACCATCTGATATGTAAAATTGAGCGGCACCATATGATTTTGAACACAGGACAATTAGTACACCATATTTATGAGCATATAAAGGCCATGTTCCCTGAACGCTTTCATTCGTATTATAGATGCCATTAATGTTTGTATCAAGAGAAGTTGGATTATTATATCCTCTTAAAAATCCCAAAGAATCCGGCAGAAGTCCCCCCAGCTCTAATATTATTCCTCCGTAGGTGTAATTATATCACCGGTTATATTCGTAAAATCAGAGATGGATACAGTATCAAAACCGGGAATATTACCCCTATATAATCCCATTTTGTACCTTATAGATATGTCAGTGTGTCGTGGCAACACATACAATATATTACCGTTCAATTTGAAATCACAATCATTATTTCCTAAATATCTAATTATTATATTTTTGTTTGGTGTTACAAGTATTCTATAATACGCCACAGAGCCAGTTGAATAAAGTAATAGCTCAATGAGTGAAGTAGTAGAATAAAAAGTAGTCCCATTTACATCATAGTTTATACTAAGACCTGCATTTTGTGTACTTCTAATAGCGTATTCTTTTCCCATCAAACCATCCTTTTCAGCATTTGCGGCTCCTATCAGTCCCCCCAGAAGTACAAAATGTAAGATCTTAAGTTATAATTTCTATACAAAAGCGCCTTCGTATTTTGCCCATTTTCCCCAATTATCTCCTAATTTTTGTCTTATATAAAAAACATTATCATTCATCGGAATGTATATTTGAGTTATAAACAGAGACCCAAAAACCAATAATCCTCCCCATGCCCTATGACCGTTAGGAGTATCTCCGCCAGTTAATCTGTCATCAATAGTATAATATCCAACCTTAGTTGCTGATGCAAATGAGGTTGGAGATCCTTTATCCCCTAACATTTTATTTATCCCTATCAGTCCCCCCAGTTTTGATGCAAGTGACTGCATCGTCATTTGTGCGGCATCTCCGCTACTTTGTAAAACTCTTACATTTGCGGCATCTGTCACAGTCGGAAGTTCATTTTCATACACGTCATTTCCTGTTGCAGCAACGGCAGCAAATGTTGAAGTTTCTGACAAAGCCATAACCATTCTTGTGGAAACCATTTCCACCATCTCATCCACTGTTACATTCTGTTCGTTACCGTCTTTATCAACAGCCTTAAAACCAACAATATTGTCTAAATTCAAATCACTCATAATATCTTAATTTTATAAAGTTTCTATTTCAGATTCAAGCTCAATGATATGGTTGTCTATACACGTGTTCACCTCATCATTGAAGTTCGCTATATCCAGTTCCACACATCCGGCACTTGACCGGGCGCTGCTGTAGATACGGACATAGCCGCCGTTATTCAACGTTTCCTTCGCCAGCTTCAGTTTCGCCAGTTCGTCATTGATCCGGCTGGCGCGTTCCAAATTCTCAATTTTCATGTTGTTCCTCCGTCTCTTTATATGTCTTCAAATAATGTTCAAACGAATCGGCAAATGCTCCGGTAAAGGTCGGATAAGCGAACCGGATTATTTCAATCTCCTGCCCGCTTAAGTCCACATTGCCTTCCGCATTATAAATCTTCTCGGAAAGACAATGCGCTCCGATATTATCAGGCACTTTGGTATAAAGGTTATTTGCCAAGCTATATGCCACATCACAGGCAACCATTTCTTTCTTGTCTATCCCCGTGTACATGGGGAACTGTTTAAAATTTATTTTCATAATCATTACATTTTAGTTCCAACAATCAATCCAATTCATAAACCACTTGTTATTATGCTTGTCATAATACATTGCTGCCGCCTTTGACTTGGCCAAACCTATCGAAGTGCTGACCTCCCCGGAATTCCAGCCGACAAGATTTGTTCCGGCTATGGTCACATCACCACCAGAAACGTTTCTTATCCAGTAGAACTGCCCGTCTTCCGCAGTGGACGGAACAGTCAGCGTAATACCGGACGTTACAGCCATGATAACACTATCCATCACTGACAAAGTTGTGCTCTTGCTTATTCTGCGCAATCTGAGCCTAAACCCACAGATGTCCCCCTTGACGATATACAACGCATGATTCCCGGTATACTGAAAATCATTATCATCATAAGCATGGGAACCTTGTATGTCAAAATACATGCCCACATTGCCATACGCCGTATTCGTTATATTCCTATTAACTGAAATACGGGATGGGCATAATATTGCCCCCCCACTAGATGAAGGAAAAGTATCCGCACCAATGAACACGCTTGAATAACTTCCGGTAAATCTTACCAAGTTGGCGGAAAGGAGCATGGCATTATTTCCGCTAACAGCCTCCAAACTTGCAGATGATATGGTAAAACCACCAATATTCCCTTTTGTAGATGTGATTGTTCCAGTAATCTCTGCATTCTTACATTTGAAATACCCGGTTACGCCATTGATAAGAAGAGTTTCACCTTCATCGTTGTGGGATTTAAGCACATTGTTTTTGAACATGAATCCGGCCACATTCGCACCATCGGCGAAAAGGGTATCAGTAGCGATATTCACAAACTTCTGCATGGCTTCCCAGTTCGAATCCCCGTTGGCTGATGTGGGTGCAGAGGTAACGGAAGCGCCGTAATTTTTTACAAGGAAATTATAATAAACTCCCCCTATCAGATATATGACCTTATCCCGGTAATCCGCATTCCAGACGTAAGTCTGTCCGGAAGCCCATACGCCTCTGTCACGGGGAAACGCCCCTGTTGCTCCTGTCGCTCCTATGGCTCCGTCTTTAGCAACCCCCACACCTTTTTCAGCGACAAAATTATTATTCCATGCGTTTGCGTCCGACGCGGATTTATAAGCCCGGACGGCGAACTGGGTGTATCCGGCTGTTGCAGGAACGGATATCTGGCTGTTCAGGGTAGCACCTACATGCGCCAGCCAGCTTCCGTTATATTTGCGTGCGACAAGATAGAACCTATTCGTATCGCTCACATTACCGCCTATATTCTGTTTCATGGTAACAACAAATGCTGACGGTGACGGTGTGCCTGTTGACGTGAAGTTTATCGTGCTTACCGGGCTGTCAAGCCAGTACGAAGCGGACGGTTCGACACCGGAAGTCATTTCCTGCCAGTCGGAGTTGACAGCCTTGTCCGATCTCTTCCCGGAAAGTATGTAACCGCCATCCTTCTTCCTTAGATAACTTCCACCTCTCACACGAAGAAGCGGAAGTGGCGGATTGGAAGTCTGAACCTTGCTTAAGTAAGATCCTCCGGCAAACGATACTGTACTGTTTTTCGCATACGGAATGTTGGCGGACTCCCAATGACCTGCGGCTGTGATACTCTCACCGTCAGCCCCGTCCTTACCATCTACAAGCATGGGGACGGTTTCAACATCCACTATCTGGTCATTCACGTAAAAGACAAATTTCAATGTCTTCGTGAAATTTCCGCTTGATATGGCTGTATTGTTGTTTATGGTAGTTTCAGCTCCACCGTCTATACTGTATTTCAATATACCGTCCGTTGTGGTGGATATCACGCCCCCCACTGACATTTGCCTGTAACATGATACGGAAGACACGCTGTAGTTTCCATTCTTGTCCTTGCTTACCGAACTGGCAGAAACGATAATACTGTATAGCACGGCATCCGAACCGTCCGCACCTCCACGGACCCCGGCTACAGTGAACGTAAGATCACGGGAATACTGCTGCCCGTTCTTTGTAGCCCTGATTGTGATCCTCACCGTGTTTGTCGCAGCAAGAGTAGCTCCGGCAGATACCGATATTGTCACCACTCCCGTATTCTTGTCTGTCGCACACAGAAGATTTGTGTCAGGTGTACAGGTGATGCTGTCAAGCGTGAGCTTCTCCGTTCCATACCACATGCTGACAGTTGTATTCCAAGTCTGTGAGGACACGACCTTCCCGTCCGAAGTAAGGGCTGCATTGACCATCTCGTTATCGAAGTCCGCCATGATGGCATTCTCACCGTCCTTACTCCAGCGATGCACCACTGCCGGAGTGCTGAACTCTGACCATACACCGTTTTCTTTGAAACGCCTGCAGCCCCATTCAACCTGATGGTCTGCGTCCACACCTACAAAATCATCCGTCCAGCCTTCGGGGATATAATCATCCTTCTGCTGGCTGTCAGGCTTTTCTGGAGGATTATCTATGATATTGCCTCTTGTGTATATATACTCATAGTCCTTACCGTCTTTCCCGTCCGATATCATAAGCTGCCATCTTCCGTCCTGATAGATGTAGGTGGCGCGGTCAGTTGTGTTACGGTATGAATCACCGTTTTTCGGGTTGGCTGGAGCCGTGGCAAATTCACCAAGGAAAGTGATGCTCTCGCCTTTCAGTTCACGCCCGTCAAGAAGCATGTCCCAGTCTTCGTTAACCTCCCAGTCGGCAGGTTTCCCGGCAAGATAATAACCACCGTCCTTCTTTCTTAAGAAATTGCCGCCTTTGATACGCAATATTCTGATGGGAGGATTGGAGGTTTCCACCTTGGATATAAAGACACAGTTGGCAAGAGTGACCATTGTATTGGCACTATATGGTGTGTTGGCGGATTCCCAATGACCGCCACCGACTACAGACAAGCCCGGATCACCTTTATCACCTTTGTCCACTTGTTTCAGCCATGCCGGGTTATCATCTGACGGCTCGGTTGTCGTTCCGTTATCATCAACACACAACCACAAAGCCCCGTTGTGTGACACCCGGTTATAGTAGGCATACTTACCTGCGGTCCATTCACCTTTGTCCAACGGAACACGCACTGTCTGTCCGGTGATCTCATCCACCTGAAAGATAAGCCCGGTCATGATAATGTTTTGAAGAACGGCCGAGTAATTGTCCGCATTAATACCGGCTACAGTCATGCCTTTTTTCTTGCCGAACCACGCAGGCATCTGCGCCGGTTCCGGGTCCCAAGTGTTGGCATTGTCAAAGAATGTAATACAGTTGTTTCCGTTGACTGAATCAATAAGTATATAAGTCTGACGTTCCGGGTCCGTAAAGTTACCTGTTTGTGCCAATACCATCTGCTCGGCAGGTTTCCAGTCAGAATGCCCCGGACGGGGAATGACAGTAAACTTCTTGGCTGTATAATCTGCGGCAGTCACCCGGAATTTCATCTCTTCAAAGCCATTCAGCTTGCCTTCGCTATTCTTAGTCACAAAATAGGTGGTAAGGATATCATCAACAAACTGGCTCAATCCGTCCGCTTCCGTCAGATCGGGAGTGATGGTGTAGGTTCCATCGCCGTTATCCACGTATGACAATACGCTACAACCGCCACCGGGGGAGTTTACCATACGTCCTTTGAAATAAGTTGTACGGTTATAAGCTATTTCCGGGACAAACAGGCGTTTTCGGAAAACGCCGCTTCCCATTTCAAAATCGCCCTTCTCATTAATGAAACCGCCATCTACACCAGTAACGAAATCACCGAACTTGGCATATTTCTTAATCAAGACTCCGCCCAGTAAGGATAACAAGTACTTAGTGGAATCCGCCACGTCCTTCCGCAAGAATATCTCTTTCAGCTTCTCCGCACTGTTCTCTATCTCAGTCATTACACGCAATGCGCTCATCACATCCTCATCGGTGTAGGTGACATCCTTGTCACCCTGCTTTACGATGCGGTTTATCAGATTCCCGGCTATCTTAAGACCTTTGAGGTAATTAATGATCCCTTGCGCATCATCATCGTTCAATGCGGAAAGGAACCAGTCAAGCACAGGCGTATTCTTATCCAGCGTGTATGCAGATGTGGCATGGTCGGCGTTAGTGACATCTCCCCCTCCGCCACCGCCGTTCTGCTTTATCTCTTCAACCTCAATGGAGATCTTACTAAAGTTGCTGTTGATGCGGTCTGCCGTTTCGCTCCAAGTTCCTGTTTTGTTTATTGTATTAAGCTCCATATATCCTGTTCCACTTTTACCATTCCGCATCCGGATGCACTTCAACGGACAGATAGTTCATTATTCTGATGATTAGGTCTCGTATCATAATATATGTTTTGAGTGTTACTGATAACTTTCCGGGTTACTCTAGTATTAAATACTTTATACCTGATCTTACTAAAATATAAGCATTAGTAGGATATTCTGATTTCGCCAATAATCCATCTACTGCCTTACAGTAATCTCCATCTTTAGGAAGATAGTTCTCTGAAACAAGAATATTATTTATTTCATACATGATATTTTTGGCACAAATAACTTTCCCGTCTGAGCTGTTGAACATAGCAACAGATTCAATTTTACCATTAGCCTTATCCCCATATAGATTCACCAAATTACCGGCTAATATCGAACTTTCAGTTTTATATGTCTGTGCAATATCCGTTATTTCATTAAAATACAGAGTTGGTTTGGGAAAATAAACAACACTATTCCCCCAGCCACTAATTTTCATCTTTACACCTAATTCTTTTAAAGACCCATTAAATAACGTTGAAAGCCCATAGAACTTGTTACCAATAAACCTATAATCTATAAAGCTATTAGGGGATGGAATATTTTCCGAGGGCAACACATTGGTTGCATCGGAGTAAAAATAACACCCTTTAAACAGGATAAAATGTCTTCCATATCCCATACTGCCAAAATGTCCTCTCAAGCATGGATTTATACAATTAGTAAAAATCAGGCTCATGTTAGATGCAATATCTATGCCTATTGGTTGGGAACCATACGGCCAGCTATTCGCAGCCTCTCCATTATTTTTTTCACTGTCGAATTCCACATTGTCAAACCATAATTTATTAGATTCGCTTTCTTTAATGCCATTAACATGCACGGTATATCTTACATTTTTCCCAAAAATATAAAAGTTGTGAAAACTGCAATTCCTAGTTTTTTTTATCAACAATGGATGTAAATTAGATACAGGCGTTGGGAAACCACTGTCAGGCATATCACATACTATTTTTGTAGACCTATTACCAACACCGAACAAATGAATATTTTGCCTGTCAACCATTTCTATATAACAGACATAATCTTCCTGTGATTCTCCCGATAACGGGTCTTCCGTTGCAAAATGATTAAATGATGATGTCCTGAACTCCCCTACAGCAAAAATATACCATTGTTTATCTGTATCTCTTGGTATGGTATTTATAGCTCTCTGAATGGAGTTTACATTGGCATTGTACCCTACAAATATATTAACCCCGTCTTCAATAGCTTGAAATTGATTTGCCGTTTCCTGATCGGCATAACAATAGATAATATTACTTTTATAAACAACTCCATCAAGTCTATCTGTTATCTCCTTTATACTATCTTCGAAACCGGGCAATGATTCAGGTGGAATCTGAATATCAGGACTTAATTTTTTTCCTCCCCCCTCTATTCTCTTGACACTTGGAGTGCCTTCCAAATCATAGGCATTGCTTAATGTCCAAAGTATATAATTAAATGAACCATCACAATAAATTTCATAATTTTTTGTCTCTGGTGAAGCCTCATTGATTAAGACTTCTGTTATTTCTCTTTCTACGGTCTTGGCAATTCTAAATACTGTTTGATTACTGACATTTGAAGAATCCAGTTTATACCTCAATCCTTTTGCCACAGGTATTCTTACAGACCAGTATCTTGCAGCGGTACCCAGTGTGCCTCCAGCTGATATATAATCTTTAGACAAATAAGCGCTGTTGTAGATTTCTTCTTCTATCCCGCTTTCGGTTATAATAATATTTGACACCTCTTCCTCTAAGCTTGTAAGGGATTTGTTTGTCTCAGTAATCTTGTCATCTAATTCTTCTATTGACGGGTCTAATATTACAAATTCAACAGATTCAGATTTTGTCAGTGTAAAGTAAGCGGTAATGGCAGATTCCGGAGCCTCAATTACAGATTTTTCCCCAACGAATGTTTGGCTTGCTTTTAACAGAATCCTATCGGATTCATCAACAAAAACATAGGCCCTAGCTTGTACAGAAACGCACTTTCCAGTAATCAAAAATCGATCTCCGGCTTTACATTCTAATTTTGTTGCTATGAATGTCGCATTGTTTGTGATTTTTTCTATACTTGATGCTATTTCTCCTTGATTACCATATACAATATAGGCCGTACTTTGATCAAAATTATCAATAATATTTTCTCCCTTTTTTTGGTTAATAATATCCATTTTAAACTCGGAAAGTTCTGCTGTAAGATTTTTGCGTGTATTCGGATTAACCACCGCATCGGTTGTGGTTGCCGGGTAAATGGTTTGACCACCTTTGGTCAGCTTATATATTTTTGCCATAATAAATCTCCTATATTTCTAGATTAGTAACTGTTTCTTCTTCCTCTTCCGGTGGCAAAGGAGGTACAAAATCACTCAGCACATCTTCATATTCATTATCCGACAATGGGAACGCCTGAATTGTATTATATGCGGCATAATCGGGATAAGATGTTATTTCCACCGTGCTTTCATCGGTTTTCCCGGTAGTCAGTACGATTCCTGTATCTTCAACGGAAACAAGATTGCAGATGCCATCCTTAAAGTCGGAATCGGATATGAAGTATTCACGTTTTACCTTCAGCATACCGGGAGAAAAACAGGGATTGTCGAAAGCGACAAGCAGGTTGCCGTCTTCCATGCGGCTGCAACCGACATACTCATGCCCGTCAAAGGAGGCTATGAACTTTCCCTTGAACGGATTGAAGTAAGTGAACCGGAAAGGAGTATTCACATCCCCGTTCAAGTTCTTCTCTATGATCTTAAAATCGGACTGATAATTAATTCTCATAACTATAATATTGATGTTACATCGTCTATCTCCTCGGCTGTCAGGTAGCTGGATAAGTCAACACTTCCGCCACCTCCTGTCGTGCCAGTGGCACTCCATGTTCCCTTTGTCTTGCATTGATATATAGGACCCGGTATGGTGTCACCCACAACAGCCCAGTCACCTACAACAGGAGATGGAACAGCCGCTTTCAGTGATTCAAGAGTAGGGAACAACCCCTTGTTGCGGATACCGTTCTGCTTGACCTTCTCCACTTCGGTAGAAGTCTTGCTAAAGTTGTTGTTAAGACGGTCTGCCGCCTCACTCCAAGTTCCCGTTTTGTTAATAGTATTCAGTTCCATATCACTTCACTTTATTTGGGCAACATGTTCTGATCCCATACAATCTCAGAACCTTTAACCATAATTATGCGTCCTCCCATTATCTGGGTCTGATATATATAACCGTCACTTCCTTTTTGTTCGACAACCATACTGTCCGGGCGGAAATACAATACATCACTATTGGAAGGATCATTCATAAAAATACGGGGAACCATACCGTTCAATCCATATTGAAGAGATATGTCCAAAAGCGAATTACCATCATCATCATGAATATCAATTGACGGTCTCCCATATTCATCCTCAGGAAATATGGTTATCTCATAACCTGACGGTGAGGAAACCTTCACTTTCCCGACAAATTCAGGATTTCCGTCAGCATCCCATTTAATGTTCCCATTGGCAAGCTGCCCGGAACCATCCTCATTCAACAGTATCTTACCATTGGCTATTTCAACCTTTCCCCGGAAATATCCGCCCAAAGCATAGATATATCCTCTTAAAAATACATCACCGCCATGAGTGGCAACGAAGTTCGCCATATTCGCCCATTCCGCATCTGTGGGCTGGTAATCAGGATCATTACGAAACCTCATCACGGTCAATATAGCCTGTTCAAGTTTTCCTCCTGCCCAAAACGCCACATCATCATCGTCATTGTATATGCCGCTAACTCCGGCTGTGACCTTCTGTAACTTGCCATCCTTGTAGTTGCCTAACTGGATCATATTGGCCAATATCAAACCGCCAAGGATGTCCACAGAACCATCCTTAATCGCGCTGGCGATATAATTGATTGACTGGAAACCGGCTGTTGCCTTGTCATTGTCAAGAATTGAAGGCTTCCAGTCAGTAGCGATGGTTCCACGCTCTAACTGAAGGTCACAAACGGTTGCGGTACCACTGATAAGAAATATACCACTGCCATTGAAGGTGATCTTATGGGTATATCTCTGATAAGAGGATGTGAGAGGTTGAGAAACACTGAAAGAACCGCACGAAACAGACACAGACGTACCCTTTGCTTTATAACTGATAACATAACTTTCTCCTTTAATCAATGATACGGACTGGGACAAACTACCGATTGCGGCAGAGTACCCGGAGCCGGCATCACTGTCCGCAGATACGGTAGCCACTCCCGTCCAATATTCCAGTTGCTTGCTAAAAAGTTCGGTATCCGCCGATAGCTCGGTAGCGGCAGACAGGTCCTCTGTTTCATAATCTCCCGTAAATCCAGAATTGCGCAACAGATTGACACTACCAACGGCGGCATTGTCTATCGCATCCTTGGCCTCTTGGGCAAGATCTGCGGCCGCCTGTATCTCATCCGGCAAGCCTTCCATATTCTTCCATCCGGTGGAGCCTTTTTCGATGTGGAACATACCCTTGATATCAACACCTTTATCCTGAGTGTATTCCATGTAAGTGGTACGGTCCTTGTCACCAATGTACGTATCTCCGTACACCTTCATCCGGGCCTTGCCGGTAGATTTGTCAAAATCAAAAGAAATGACATCTTTCCCGGTCAAGGTAAAATCATTAATACCCTGATACATGATGATAGACGGAGAAACTTCGTTCACCGAAGAGAGAATTATCGCCGCCTGTCTGGTGATATCGGTCTTATGGCCTAATCCCACGATATCATCACCTGCCACCGGAACATCATTCTCGACATTAGGATCACACACGGTCTTGGACAGGTCTATATAATTCTCACCTACTGCTGTGACCAACCGCCAGTAATAGCGGTTGCCGACATGATGCGAAATGCCTGTCTTGATATTGCACTCCTGTGCGATGGCGAGAGATCCCGGAGTAAACTGGTTCTCTATCTCAATTCCGTCTTCCTCTTCCTTGAAATAACAACGGTAGACATCATCCAACTCATCCACACGGTTGCATTTCATGCCTGCATGGGAAATCACCTGCTCGCCACCTACATACGTCTTCTTCTTTACTTCAAGCTCGTCAAAAACGGCTTTGACCTTGACATACAGATAATCAACAACAGCCTGTGACATACCGTTCTCAAGTACAGTAATTCCACTACCGTTCTTACCTATCAAAAGACCTTTTAAAAAAGTGATCAGACCGTTGGCTGTGTCGGCGATATCTTTGCGGAGGAACATTGCTAATGAGCGTAAAGCAGAGAACACATTACTATTGCTAGGAGCAGTCGAATCATTTGTACGGATTATATAAACCCCTTTTCTACCTCCACTAGTGTACGTCTGACCTTTATAAGTAAGATTGTCAACTTTATTTTCAAGCTCCCCAATTCGGGAATATGCTGTGCTTTCACCGATTGTATATACAGGAGCATCGTAAGGTAAATCAAGCTTTATTTCAAGACCTATAACTCTAGATATCCGACTAGTCTCAAAAAAAGATTTATTGACAAGCTCTATTCTTTGGCCAATGTCAAATGTCCGGCTGATCATGTTTTCTTTTACCCATGATGATGCAAGGGTAGTATTGTATGTACCATCATCGACCATCATCTTTTTTACACAATCCACCGTTTTGTCTCTTAATTCTTGCTCGGCATTTGATACGAGGCCAAGGTCTGTTATCTTCGTACTATCCCAGCCGTAAAGAATGAATTTATCTCCTGTAGTAGGTTTTAATGTTTCATCGGGCAATGTCCTTCCATAATTATCATTGGCAACAATTTCATAGACATCACTTTCAAGTGTTACGCTTCCTAAACTTGTGCCAGCCTTATGAAATGTTACACCAAAATCCATACCATTAAGTAAACCAGACTGGAATACCAACCTAAGTTCTTCTCCATCAATAATATAACTTTCATCAAAGACAAGCCCACTAGTATCGGTTACATAATAAAATGTCTGGGTTACTGTTTCTTGTGTTTCTTCATCTTCTATCGTAGACGTATAACTGCCAACCGTACCAACAACACATTCAGTACGTGGATAGACTTCATCAAGGAATATAATATCTTCAATAGCTTCCTCCTGCGGCATTTCCGTACCTATATCATAACCTTCTTCACCAATATATACCCTTTTACCATCCTTATACCGATAAGCATCAATATACGGTGTTCCTTCTGGTAACATCAACCGCTTTTGAACAATACCATTTACCACTACTGTTTCATCAACAGTCCGATAGTTGGAAGGAATGTTTCTTGTTGATCCAAAAGCATACACACGTGTAGCATAGGTTCCCTGGCTTTCACTGCGCGGCATTTCTTGGGCTTCCACACCCAGCTCTATCCTAACAGCATCTCCATTCTCACAACGTCCAAATCGGATAATATTATCTTCTACCCACCACTCACAATTCCACGTTTCTGCCATGTTAGTAAGAGCATCCAGCAGATTGGTATTCTCATAAGACATCAACTTAGCTGAATCCTCTACTGACGAATCTATAGAAAAATCGAAATCATTACCCCTGTATTTGTAACCAAGAGCTTGTAAGTTTCGGAGGAACACACCTAATTGCATATCCAATGAGGCAGTAAGGTTCCAAGACGCTTCCTGGCCTGCCACCTCCGGCATGTACTTGAATTTCTTATTTTTCCATTTCCAATAGTAAGCATCAAGACGCAACTCGTAATTATAGCCGCCCGTAGACTGGTCATAAGTAGGTGTCGGCAAATCTACAACTTCATATATCTTTGCGAATTTACCACCTAGGGATTCATCTAATATCCCCGACAAGTCCACATAATCACCCATCTTAAAATTAATAGGAGTTAGGACGTTAAAAGGAAGAGTAATGTAATCCTCCTTACCCAATGAATAACGACCTATCGAACCAACGTTGAAGTCTGTGGAGAAACGAATATCTCCTGATATGTTTTTAATGTCTATTAGTCCCATACGAGTATTGTATAGCTTCATACAATGTTATGTAGCAAATATACAAATAAATCACATGATAGCAATTATATTCAAAGAAAAAATCATGTTGTCCTATCCGCAGGATTAGGTTCCACTAATTTCAAGGAAAAACTAGCGATTCCCCTCATAAACTGTGTAAATTGGTTACATGACAAATAAATAGTCTTATACACAACATTTGGCTGATATTTGCTTCTGATATGTAATACCCCAGTGGCGAGTTCTTCACAAAAAGAATTATATCTAACAAAAAACTGATCTTCGCTTTTAGCCGTAAGATTAAATGTAAGTGTAATATTCCTTTCGTCAATCTTGGAATCTGAAGTTATAACTCGCTTGCCGTTTTCCAGACGTGACTTGTTTTCTATAAACTCTTTCATCGGCGGTGGTGTCATTAACGCCGATAAAGAAGAGGTATCCATACTTATTCCCCATGTGGTATAAGCATCCTTATCATTTATATAAAATTCTCCTTCCATGTTACATATTTTTAGTATTATCTACTATCTTATCTAATTTCGATCCTAATTCAAGGATAGGCTTTGTGTATTTTACGATATCTTCCAAATAACCGTTAGTAATCACATGCTGATTCAAGATGTTACCCAACGTAGCATTGCCCTCCGTTGAAATAGAAACCAAAGATCCTATGCCGACAACAACATTTATCATCTGGCTCTTTATTTCCTCATTTGAAACCTGCAAGGCAGTAAAACGTCCATTCAATTCCTCTCCGGTATCTTGAGACATGGTTTGGAAACCTTTGCTGCTTGCAGACTGGGAAGCTGCTTCCTGTGAAATCTTGTCATATCCGGTTGCGGCAGCAAGCTCATCACGCAGTTTCATGGCTTCATCCACATACTTCATATATTCATCTTGCAAGGCTTTCCTTTCCTCTTCGGTCAGCTCGTTATCCTCCATGCTGGCACCAAACTTTTCCCACCATTCCTCCAACTTTTCACTGTATAACTCACCAATCTTATTGGAAAGCATGGCACGCATAAAGTATTCTGATATATCTTCCGATGCTGCCTTCGCATCGTATTTCATATCCATAAGATTGTCTACAAAACTATCATACATAGAATCAAATGACATTCCAGTCAGACCCTCGTAAAGTTCATTCGTCAGTTCTTCCAACGTACCAGCTTGATCAATATAGTCATTCAACTTATCAGTCAGACGATCACCGTATCCACCTTTGCCGGTATTCTGAATGGTTTCCCACATATCTACTGTCTCACGGAGCATTTTCATTTCTTCTGGGGTAAGATTCCAGATATCACCATTCCAATCACGACCAATCTTTCCACTCAGACGGTCTATCTGTTCCTGAGAAAAACCGCCCCAATAATAATTCCAACTATGATGAGAACCAGAATAACGTGCTTGTTCCTGCGCTATACGCTTATAATTATCAATAGTTTCTTTTTGATACTTATAAGCATCCCGGTATGCGGCAACAGACTGCGTTCCCTTGCTTGCCTTCATTTCGTCAGTCAAGTCTTCAATGGCAGTTTGTAACGTTTCGTTACGGTCTGTCAATCTGTTGATAGCTTCCTCGACCTCTTTTTTATTACCGCCAATACCAAACAAAGAATTAAAACCACCGAAAGAAATCGCATTAAGGATATTACCTATTCCATTTTTCAATGAATTCCCAATTGTAACAAACAAGTCTCCAGACAAAACATCACTGATAATCCCACTGACCGCATTTAGAACAGCATCAAGCAGACCACCGACAAGATCACTCAATCCGTCTTTGAGTACGTCAATAATAGACAAAATCCATCCGACAATGGGAACTTCTTGAAGCGATTCCGATGTCTTACCTATGACGTCCTTGAATCCGTTCACGGTTTTGATAATTCCACTATATGCGTTATACAACCCTCCGGATGAAATCTGCTGCAAGCCTCCCAACAAATTTTCCATGCTTGCTTTCAGTCTGGTGGCGGTATCAGTCACATTACGCTGGGCCTGATTGGCGATATCCGTCTGTGTCTTTACATTGGCGGATGCAATGTCAGCATTCTGTCGTGCTATATCAAGGGCATTCGCTGTAACCTGCTTTTCTTCTTCTGTTCCACTCTTCTGTGCTTTGGCGTAATCATCCTGTGATTTCTTTAGTTTTTCCAAAGCGGCTGTTTCAATCTCTATGGCATTGATACGGTTTTGTTCGGCTGTATGATAGGCTTTTACATCCTCTCCAAGTTTCTTGAAGTTGACTCCACTTGTACCACCCAAAGACTTTTCCATCTGGCTGATGGCGTCAATCAATGATTTCTGGCTTGCCTGATCGGAGTTCTTGAACTTGTCAGTCCGTACATATTTTTTTGCTTCGTCCAAGGCAGGCTTTACCATGTCGGAAAACATGGAACCAAACTCACCGAACACAGTAACCCAATCTATATTGGCTTTTATGGCTTCCGTTTCCTTGTTCTGTATGGCAACATCACGTTGTTTCTCCAGCAACTTTACTTGTGCACTATTAGCACCGCTTTCTTCCTGCGCTTTCCTTATTTTTTCCGAATACTCTTGGGCGATAGCCAATTTCTGTTGCTGAAACGTGCCATATTCTTTCAAGTAATCGTTCAAAGCCTGTTGTTCGGCTTTAAGTTGCTCCTTGGTTACATTAGTAATATCTTTATCCCTCATGCTTTCGGCATTGGCATAAGCTTCCGAGATTTCCCGTACCTGCTTGTCGGTCAACTTGCCATTACCGGCTTTGCTCCATTCTTCCTCCTGTTTTCTTATCGCATCAAGCTGTTTTTGATAATCAAAGTCAATCTGTTCCAACTTCTTTTCCGTGCCTTCTTTCATCAGGTTGATTTCATCTTGCTGATTCTGACGGCGAAGTGAAAGAAGTTGCCCATCCAGCTTTTCTTGGTTTTCCTTTTGCTTTTTTGCTAGATTTTCCTGTCTGGTTAATTCGCTCCCAGTTACTCCGCCCAGATCCTTGTATGCCTTTTCGGATGCCTCCATCTTATCTTTGGCTTCTTTCACCTGTTTCGATGTAGCCGTCTGATCTTTGATTAATGACTCATACCCTTTTTTCGCTTTTTCCCATTCGGCTTTAGCATTTGCCAAATCTTCCTGATATGTAGTTTCTTTTGTTTCCTGTCTGTTCTCAACTTCCAATTGGACATTGATTTCCGACAAGACATCCTTTCTTGCGTTTGCCAATTCATTCTTCAGGTCTTCGATACGCTGTGCCTGAACCTTCATTTCGGAACGGTTGTTCTCCTTCTTAGCTAAATTATAAGCCCATTCCGCACTTTTTATCTGTTGTTCCAAGGACTCGACTATAGCCTGTTTTGACTGTGTTCTGGATTTTACAACTTCTTCATTATATGCCTTCCAAAAACCAATCAAATCCTGTATATGACCTTTCTCATCAACATATTTCCTAAAGAGTGCTGGGTATAGTTCCTCAATATCTTTTAAAGCTTTGAGTTTAGTAACATCGGCTTCCACCTCGCTATTAATGGTGCTAACAAGACCTTCCAAAGTACGTTTCCGATCTTCCTCGTCCGTGTTGAGTTTTTCTATTTTCTTGTTATATGAATCTAAAGCACGTTCTGCTGACGTTGTATTATCGGATAACGACCACATTGCAGCTCCAAGCCCTACAACAGCAGTTGCCAATAACACATACGGATTAGTAAACATAACAGCGTTCAAAGCTTTTTGTGCCGTTGTTTGCAAAACCAGCCATCCGTAGTGGGCACGTTCGGCAATAGTTAGAGCGGCAATACCTGAAGCTTGTAAAGCTTGCAAAGCCGTGACTGTCATCACAGCCACTTTATATACGCCATAAGTTGCTACAAGACCAACAAGAACTTTTCCCACTTTCTCATAATTCTCAACCAAATAAGAAACACCGGACAGAGCTTCGTTTATAATTCCTTCATTGGCTTTCCCTATCTCATTGAACATGGTGGAAACAGCATCCTCTATATTAGAAATTTGCCCAGTGATTGTCTTGGACTGTTCTTGCATAAGGTTGTAGAACATTCCTCCCTCATTTGTAAGGTTTTGGATGACTTTCTGGACTTCCGGGAATCCCACTTTCCCTGCTTCAACTAAACTTTTTACTTCTCCTTCTGCTACTCCGAATACTTTTGCCAATTCGCGAATCATAGGAATACCACGACCTGTAAACTGATTTAAATCTGCGGTATATAACCGTCCTTGCGTCATGGTAGTACCATACAAATACACAATATCACCAAGTGGCTGAGAAAGGCCGGCGGCTATGTTTCCAAGACGTATCAAGTCGTCATTTACGTTTTCAACATTTTCTCCATAAGCAAGAAGTTGTTTAGCTCCATTTGCTACGCCTTGAAGGTCAAAAGGAGTGGTAGCAGCCGTTTTTACCAATTGCTGCATGAGGGCATTAGCCTTATCCTCACTGCCAAGCATTGTCTTAAATGCAACTTCCAATTGTTGGAATTCTCCTCGGACTTGTGCAATATTTGAAATTAATTCTTTTGCAGTAAAACCAGCTCCGAATGCTGCGGCAGCTCTAGTCATACGGTTAAACAGTTCTTCAATACCTAAACCGCTTTGCTCTATTTGCTTGGACGTGTTTTTTACACCATTCTCTACTTCACGAAGTCTACGTAAGAAATTAGAATTATCACCTGTAATGTCAAAATGTATTCCAGCCATAGGTCTTTTCGATAGAAATAGTTCCGTGCAACATCACACGGCATTGCAAATATAACAATAAATGACATAGTTAGAGTCACAAAACACACAAAATATATTCAACGGTTTATTTTCCCATCTTTAATTTTGTTTATATTATTATATAAATATATATTTGTAAAATATTACAACGTAAAAAGCAGAGCAATGGATTTTAAGGATCAAGTTGTACGGCTATCTGATAATATAAAAAAACAAAAAGACAAGATAGCTACAGAAGAAGCTACAAAAAACGCATTTATAATGCCAATGATTGCAGCCTTAGGATACGATGTTTTTAACCCTTTTGAGGTCGTGCCTGAAATGGATTGTGACTTAATAAAGAAAAAAGGAGAAAAAATCGATTATGCCATAATGAAGGATGAAAATCCTATACTTCTTATAGAATGCAAACACTGCAAGCAAGACCTAAACCTGCATGACACCCAACTACAAAAATATTTTGTAGCGTCAAAAGCCCGTTTTGGCGTGCTTACCAATGGGATAGAATATAGATTTTACACCGACTTGGAGAAAATCAATATTATGGATGAGAAACCTTTTCTTATCGTGAACATGCTTGACTTATCAGATGCGGATATAGAGCAACTAAAGAAATTCCATAAGTCATATTACAATGAAGAGGATGTTCTAAGTACGGCAAACGAATTGAAATACACGACAGAAATAAAATCAATATTGAATAACGAATTTGCATCACCTACAGCAGAATTTGTTCGATTCTTCGCACGTCAAGCCTATACTTCAGGTCAAATCACATCGAAGGTGATAGATATGTTTACACCACTCGTAAAGAAATCCATCACATCTGTTATTAATGATATTATTTCAGATAGACTAAATACAGCTATAAAAAACAGCGAGCAAACATCTGACTCACTCCAAACGATAGACAATACATCCATAAATACTTCCACAGAAGATACAGAAAAGAAACTCCCGGACGGAGTTGTATACATGGATAAAGAATCCGGTGTCGTAACAACACAAGAGGAATTAGATGCCTACAACATCGTAAGAAGCATTTTAAGAAAAAGCGTGGATGTGTCACGCATAACCTATAAAGACTATAAAAGTTACTTCGTTGTAAATATCGATAACAGCCAATGGTTCTGGATATGCCGTGTTTCTATCGGAGCAAGAAAAAAGCAAATAGGAATACCGGTAGACCAATATAAGAGTTGTGAATGGATTCAGATTGACAACATGGATGATATATTTAAATATGCAGACAGACTTGAAGAAGCACTTAAAATGGCAATAAAAAGTTGTGAACATTAAAATTAACATTAGTATTTACATTATGAAGAAGAAAGTTTTATTTTTACTGACCGTATTTCTTTATTCAATAACAGCTTTTGCTCAAGAAAAAAAAGAAGTTATCATTAAAGCTGGTACAATTGTTCCTTTGGAATCCATAAGTAATGTCAGAGCCTCCAAAGCACATGAGGGGCAGAATATTGATTTTAAAGTTTCCAGAGATGTTATCATAGACAAGGTTGTAGCCATACCGGCCGGAACTATAGCCAAGGGGGTAGTGTATGAGGCGAAAAGATCTGCATGGTTTGGAACCAAGGGAAGATTAGGAATCAGGATGCGCTATTTAACTTTGCCATCTGGTGATAATGTGAACTTCTCATCATCTGAAGTATATATAACAGGAAAAAACAGGACTCCTTTATCTGTTGTAATATTCTGCTGCACCTGTATCCCTCTGCCTTGTGGTTCCAAGGCTGAGATGAAAATCGGTTATGAGTTTGATGCATCAGTAGCAAACAATACCGTAGTAATAGTAGAATAGTCATTTTCTGATTATCCTATTTCACCGATAAATCGCGAGAGTTTTTGTATAACCCTCGTGATTTTTTTGCCTTTTATTTATCGCACTGTTCTATTTGTCGTATTTAATCCCATTTCATGGCTTTGATTTTTGCCATATTTGCAGGGTCATCGGCATTGATGATATCACGGTCTTGAGGTATGTTAACTCGCTTACGTTCCTCGTCAGACAAATATATGGACGTTACGGAATCGGCAAGGAGCAATTGTAAATTGGCATAGCTAATACCCCAAACAACATATTCAAAAGTCCATCCGTACCGTTGACAAGCTGTATCTATCAATGTGCCATATATGCTTTTGCCGCCAAATGTAAGAGAATTATTATCCTTCTTGGCTCTCATGGCTTTTGCTTGCCATTCTTTTTCCTTATCTATTCCAAGGTGTTTTATATATGCTGATATGTCTCCTTCTGACAATACCATAACCAATAGTTGTGCCATACTGTCATTATCTATTTCTTTATAGAAGAAATTACATCTTTCTTGTACAAAATCATAATCAAACAATTCTTCTTTCTTATTGATGGTATGATAGGACAAAATACGGCACACGCTTTCTTTTTTTTCCTGACATATTCTCAACGCTTCCATATACGGATTAGCCTTGATAATTTCCAGATTTATGCCAAGACACTCCACAAGCCTTGATATTAGGTATGTTTTTCCAAGAGTAACCGGATATAGATAAAACTGACGTTGATTTACTTTAAAACCATGTGGACGTTCAATTATAGTATCCGCAATGTCCATGTCTATAAGTTTCCCATCTTCTAACATAACGGTTCTTGTTTTTTTAATTAATGCCGGATATCTTCACAGACAACCGGCATGAAAAGACATATGAATAACAAACCAAATTTTCAAAATCGAACGGAAACACAGATTCGAACTGTAACCTAATGCCTGGTAGACATACGTGCATCCATTACACCATTTCCGCAATACACGTGGGTATAAAGCCCCCACGGCAGGCTATCATCCTGAAAAACTATACACCTACACTAGGATTAGGAGCAACTTCAAATTTATCTCCATCTCCAGATTCATCTTCTGGGTCACATTCAACCTTAGTCGGCTTACCAGAAGTAGGCGTTGTTATAATCTTACCCCATTGAATCTGTTTTTTGTCCGAACCCGGCTTCAAAGCATCAAAGGTATACGCCCAAATACCACCATCTGCCGCTGTAAATGAATCCTCAACAGAAACGGTAGTTTTTTCCATACAGAATCCCTGAACATCAGGATCTTCAGGCTGTAAAGCAACAGCATAATTATGTGCTACCACTCCATCACTATCACTTATAGGACGCTTACGCCCTTTTGCAGCACGAATATTGAAAGTAAGAGCATAGGTGTTTTTTCCATACTTTACATCCTCGTTCTCTCCTCCTTCAATCTTTGCTTCTTTCTTGTCACCTTTTGTCGTTGTCAACTGTGTGGAATCCTCTACCGGAGTAGGCAATTCTTCCCATGCAGGTGATACTGCATCAAGGTCTTTAATAAAAATACGGGGCTTACCCCATCCGATTACTGCCATAGTTCTATATTGCTTAATATAGTTAATACTTATTCGTTATTTATCTCAATATACAGCTTGTTGTTGATGAAATGTTCCGTGTGTCCATCCTCAAAAGAAACACCGGTAGACATGACTTTTTGACTACATTCTTTAGGAACTGTATGAAACTCTTCTTTACGTATATAAAAGAGAAACTTACACAAGTCACACAATTCCCCTATACGGAGTGTATGCTTTTCCCATGCTTTTGTTCTAGAATTCCATTGGTCCCTAACATAAACATTGACATTCACATAAGCTCGCTGGATCTGACCGCATCCCTCATTGGCAAGTACAGATATGACAATATCCTCCTTGTCCGATTTATCTGGTCTACCCCTATCACTCAATTTCCCGGTTACACTTCTTTCAAGGATTGATCCTTTAATCTTGTGATATACAAATTTTGATATTTCAATGTCCGATTTCATCATTTAGCAATCTGTATCTTTAATTTTTCAAGCATCTTGGGTACTTGGTCTATTGCCCATAGCTCCGTTGACGCAAGCACATCCTTGTTATCCATCGCTTCCACATATTCAGCATAATTCATTCCGGCAACAATAACAAGAGCATAGTCATTGGAATATCTTCTAGCCAGTTCTTCTGCTAAGTCTTTGCCGACTTTTACACCTTGTGAACCCTGCTTCACCTGATTAAAGTCTGAGTATTGGATAATACTGCCATTATGGGCTATTACATAGCCAACTGAGCTACGCAAATTACCAGACTGATCATACCAACTTTTATCACCACCTCTATCACGTACCCTGATAACACATTGTTCTCCAAGATACGACAAAGCGCGTATTGTTAGCCTTTCAACCCGTTGTGCCTCCCTCATAAGTGTATTATGAATTTCATCAAGTTTGGTAGCCATTCTTATACCCATATCCTAAACCCAAATTTTGCACTGAAGCTGGTAACGATGAAAACCTTTCACTTCAAATTCTCTTTCTATTCCTCCGAGCAGACTTATCTTGACTCTATCTCCTATTGTAAAAGCACGGCAGTTTGCTGGTATATTACAAACCTCATAAGAGTATTTACGTATTATGCCATCTTCAAATTCCCTTTCATCCGATTCACCGGCAGGAACAGCATCACAGGGAATTTCACCTTCCCAATGTTCTTCACCCGAATGGTAATCTCCGTTTTCATCCTCGTATCCTGAAGCAGATACAAGGTATTGCAAACGATGTGGATTTCTACTCAAAACAGCCATACTACAACAAACAGTCACCTACATACACCGTTGGTTTTGCCTCCAGTTCTACTAAAGGTTCACCAATAGTCTTGTAAATGGAGTTAACACGTAAAAGTATCCGTTCTTTATCTTTATCAGATAAAGCCCCGAAGGACTTGTCTGCTTCAGAGAAATTGATAGCCTGGACCAAAGACCAAAGACAATCAGCTAAAGCTCCCTGGTATTCGTTAGAATGATCTATATCATAACCAAACTCATCATCACCATTGAGATTACGTTTAATCATCACATTCTCTACAAAACCGATAGAAATCGGATAGTGTATTTCGTCTACGAGAGCTTGCTGTATTGTCTTCATGGCTTATTCTGATTTATGAGATTCAACTGCGGATTTCAATTTCGCTTCGTCAAAGTCATTCAGCCTGTTCACGGCGGCAATCAGCTTGTCATCTGCAATAGTTGAAGCTAGATTTTTGCCTGTTATTTTATTGAATTCCTTGACAAACTCCGGCTTCTTGTAAGTATTTCCCCAAATAGTGATTTTCGCATCCGTACTGTCAGAAGTTTCAGCTGAGGTATCTACCGCCTGAGCTTCCGAAATATCAAGAGAGTAGATTTGATCCACGTTCTCAATAACAGAGAGCACAAGAGCCTGCCCACTCGTAGTTTCGGTAAACGGCTCCGTTGTTCTGTAACGGCTGATGAGTTTGTACTCATCAACGGTTGAATAAACAACACCCTCTACCGGATTTGTCTTTTCCGCAAGCGTTCCCCACACCAAAGCACCGACTTCTTCTGTGGTAAGGAAAATCAACTTGTTCTGGTTCCACGGCTTGTACGGTTTCCTTTTGCCGTTCTTCTCTGAGATGATTGAACGGTCAATTTTCAGGAAAGCAACCCCGTTGTTATCATCCGCAAATGCTTCGTCAAACAAAGATGCTGTCGGAACAGGGAGCTTTGTATTACTGTCAAAAGTCTGACCGCGATAATTGGCTACCAGTTCTTTTGCCCCTTGCGTCTGACGCAACTTGTTGTAGGTGGACAATGCAATGCAGATAGTGATGATTGTGTCGCCGTTATTGTCAGCATAAGCCAATACACGCTTAATGTCATCAAGCGTAAGCTCATTTTGCGTCTCAACACCAAAACAGTTTTCAGGCAGATAGCCGAAATTGATACGCAAAGCCGTACCGGTATTGTTTTCATCCTCCACAGCTACAATACCATTAGACAATCCGGTCAGGAAGTTCGCTTCATTCTGTTCGTCAATACCGACAGAGCAAGCAATCGGGTCGGAAGTCAGCTTATTCGCGATGTTCGTCCATTCCGCACCTTGCGCTTTCATTATGTTAACGGTATTGATATCCGATTCAAACATGATTTTTTTCATACCGATTTTCGGCAGAGAACCATTGGCGTGAGCAATGGCATCGCGGCTTTTAATCGGAAGTGGCGAGTTCATCGACACCATGTCGGCTGCTACATAAGTAGTGTTTACCGCAGCGTTAGACCATTTCTGGTCTGCCGAATAAACCTTTCTCAACATAGATTTATGCAAATAGGTGCGTTTGTTGTCACCGTTCCGCTTGCCGTTCACTGTATCTACTACATTCTGGAGTCTCGGAAAGATTTTTCTGATGTACTCCACAAATTGTGATTGTACCATTTTTTACCTCCTCTTTTAATCGTGCATGAATACTAATCCAGGCAACTCCGTCTTCATTGCAGTTTTGATATTATCCACTGAATACGGACTTGCTTTATCATTCACTTCACCATCGTACATGATTGCTGCTAAAGGAGCATCCTTTGTAACGCTTCTTACCAATACACCTACATAATGATGGCTACCGGGCAATGTATCATATTGATCATAATTCGATGCTTTTAGCGGCATAGGCTTGAATAGTGTTTCGTCATCATCTGATGCGATAATAACATGACCAGCCTTAATTACATCATATGGATAACCACTGACATCAAGCGTGCGACCACCAATGATACCAGCACCGTATCGTCTGATTACAACCGAATCAAGACCAGAAGTAATCACCTGCAATTCACTTGCTAAATTTGCTGTTGCACCCATTTTTAATACTTAGTTTTTTGTTAATGTTTAGAATGTGTCAGCCAACGCTTTGATTTCAGCGTCACTAATCACTTCATCTTGTTTTCCCGAACTTTTACCACTTGCGGCAGGCGGATTAGCCAATGTAGACAAACCTGCATCTGCACATTCTTGGTTGTAATTCTTCAGGTCTTCCTCAACTTCCGAATAAAACTCGTCAAACTCCTCTTCGGTTTCAAATTTCATGCGGTCGAAACTTTTCAGGATGCGACTGCCGAAAGAACCCGAATCTTTGAGCAACTCGTTGAGCTTGGATTTTCTTGATGTAGTGACTTTTTCACCTTTCAATACCGAAATTTCATTGGTAAGTGTATCAACCTTGTCAAGCAATCCCTTTGCCCATGCTGGAGCATCATCATTACTTTTATTCTGCTGAGGATCATTTTTGTTTGAACCCGTCTGACGATTGTTTGAAGTGTTCGATGATGTATCATCGCCGTCATCGGTTTCGTCATCGCCATTCTTTTTGCGGTTTTCTTCGATTACTCGATTTGCAAAAGACTGGCTGACTTGCAGGTAGGGGAGAACCGCATCAATAGCTGCTTCAATTTCTGCGTTTACGTCCTCATCGGAGGCATCATCTGTGGAGGTTAGGTTATCGGCAATTCTAGCAGCGATACCCATCACCTCTTTTTTATTGAACCCGAACGCCTTCACTTTCGGTTTCAATTTCAACAAAACCTGTTGTTTTCTATCCATTGTACAATGTTTTAATTAATAAAAACGGCCTGCAAAACATTACATGCAAGCAGACCGTCAACCTTCTTAATCATACATTAAGAGCAATGAATGTATTCACGACAAGTTCGGTTGCATGTAACTTCACATGCTTTATGCAAATATACGAAAAGTGATTCTTTTTACTTCACTTTAATTGTTAAACTATTATAATAAGACACATAGTACGAAAATAATCTTGTACTCCGTGTTATGAAACTGAATGTATCTGTATATAAGCAGTTATTATTTAAGATATGACGGGTTATCCTTTAAAAAATATGGCAAAGTTCCATTTCTCTTTGCATCTGCTATGCGTTGGGAATTTGTGCCAATCCACTGTTTAAATGCATTCGGTACATCCTTGACTTCATTCACACTTTCAGTCGTAGATTCACTTCTACCATCCCATTCCCAAAACTCTTCTTCTGTTTTAAGGATAGGTATTTTATAGCATAAATCATTCGGATGCCAGCCAGTCCAAACGAAATCTTTAGGATATTTACCTGCTAACCTATCGCATATATCCCCATGTGGCATACGGTGATGATGTGAAGAGCTTAGCTTTATTTCGTACCCCACAACGAAATCCATTTGTTTCCAACGCTCATTTTCAGCAGTCCGGTAAGCCATGTTAATTTCAGATCGAGCCAGTCGGATAGAACGGTATTCGCAATCCTTTAAATGTTCTGCACTACCATACTTGTCTTTATAATCTTTTTGCAGTGATGGAAAATCAAGCAGATATTTAGAGATTTGTTTACTCAAAGTAATAGCACTTGTTCCTTTCTGAATAGCGCAAGATATAGCTGCTTCAAGTTCTTGTTTATAAATGGTGGATTGTTGCCAAAGTTTGGCAGAGACATTAAAGCCTTTATCCTTGCGGTTTTGGAACGCTTTCAAAGCATCAGAGTTTACTTGATATAAGACTTTGTATTTTTCCCCATCAACTTGGGCATTATAAGCCTTTAGAACTTTATTTGCCATCAAGTCTTGCACTTCATTACTATTTTTCCATTCTTCACTAATACCTCGATAGATAATCGTATGAATATAATTAACAAATTGAGCCTGTATATCCTCTATCTGTTTTTTAGTCTGTGGGTAATCAGACCATTTAAAAGGATTTTCACTATTAGATGAATAATCAGTGCGTAATACAGCTTTAGCAGCTTCCAAATTCAGAACATCATATATATGCTCCACTAAAGCTACATATTTATTCAGCCTTGTGTTAAGCTCTTGATATTTCTTCTTTTGATTCGGAATCTTAGGTTTTGACATATTGGTTTGTTTTTAATCTATTTATTAGAGTAGGCAGAAAAATCACGGTGGTAAGACAAAAAAGATTGTTCTGTTTTTAAGATTGGCTCATTTCTTATTGAACTTGTCACATACGTCACGGTTAAGAAAGCGGCTGGAAGTGAAAAACGGACAACGGCACATGAAGAACTCACCTTTCAAGTTCTTCTCGTGCCGGTCATAGCTATGCACGCAATCCCGACAATGATACTTAGATTGTGTTATTACTTTTTTTGCCATATACAAATTTGTTCTTTCTTTTATCAACCATCGGATATAAATAATGCTTCACTATAATTTTGCCACAGATAGGACAATCTTATACTACATATTCTACCGTAATTATCTTTGAATGTCTTTTCATATTTATCCCTCCTCAATTCTATCAGGTGCCGGCATTTCCAGCAGCCTGATAGCCTTAATCGTTTTTCTACCTTCTAAAATAGCTTTGCATAATCTATGGTATCCATCTGCTATTTGTCCTACTTCATCCAGTATAATAGGGTAGTCTAAAGAACAATCACGAACACGTTTGCATTGAAAGATAAAACTATGAAGCTGGCTGCACTCAAACGGTTCAACAGTCAGGTCTATATTCCACAATGGCATATCACGTACAGGGTATTCCTTTGCTTTCGCGAAATTATAAAGTGTCTGGGCTTTCCATACTTTATTTCCTCTAAGGTATTCGCTTTCGGCAAAGGTCATATTATCTATTGGTACTTTCATGTTATTCCGCACTTTCAAATAAACCGTTCATTCTTGATTGTTTTGCTTGTAAATCCATCGCATCTTCTTTATGTATCTGATCCAAAGTTGCCTCCGCATTATTAGAACCAGCTTCTCTAATAGTTTGCAACTGGCTCTTGATTGGCTTGCCACCATTCTGTTTTATAAGTCTATCAGTCATTGCATCCTCGTCCATTTGGATAAACGGAGTAATGACATGCTCAACTTCTACATTGTCAATCTCTTTAACCCATGAAGTATTCATGCTTTTCAAGAAAGCCTTGATTACACTGCATTCACGCTCAAACGATTCTATCCAATCACCACTTTCATCACCTACTTTCAGATGGGCATCAGTCAGCAAGGTCTGTCTAGCATCAAACCCGATATTTCCTAATGCTTTCATGTTCTCGAATGATATATCCGGAATTTGTGATTGTGACCAGAATAGACTAATCAGGGTACTTACATGGTACTTTAGTGCTTCGATAGCCTGAGACCATGAAACATAAGACACATCACCTCCATTTTCAACACGGAATATCCTACGGCTTTCCCCCTTATCTTCTTTTCCTTGTGTAGCCCCTGCAATTTTAAGGATAGGAGCACTGTTGTAGGCGATAACATCACTATTACGAGAAAGGGTATATTCTATCTCATTACGCAAATAAGACAAACCATGATAAATAGGAACTGGGCGATGAACATAAACACCGGGGATCTTCAATATAGCTATTGGTTCCGCTTTGATTTGTTCCCACCCAGATCCTTGCTGCTTCCACTTGTAATGGATCTTAGAAGTATATGTTTCAAAAAAAGCAATTTCTTCGTCCTTGACTTTCTTCTTGTATTCAAAAGACATAGCAACCATATCTCCCAACTCGTCAAACAACGGATACAGCCCGACGCCCTCCATCGGGGAATAGGTCTTGCATTTCAGCTTAAATTTACTTTGAAAACCATATAGAGAATTGGGATTTTCAACCGTATACCAAATGGTAAATACCTCGCATGACGCAAAATAGGCGTTGCCACGTTTAATATTCTCACTGTCTATACGAGCATACTTGTATATATTCTCAATTGCTTTCGCTATTTGTTGGCGAGTTTCATTGTTCTCAATATTATGATAGACACGTTTTACTGGAATGGAAAACATAAACTCTGTCATCCGTTTTGTAAGGAGTTTTTCAAGACCGATATAAATACGGGAAGCTTTTTCTACCGTACCATCAGATTTTACCTTATCTTTTCGACCAATGTTATCATTTACTATCGAATGCAATGTTGGTTCATAGTCTTTAATAAGATTATCCCATGAGGGGACATAGACTGACTTTCCTTTTAAGTCGTTGATGATATTATCAACCGGGCGCGTAATGTCTAATATAGCTGTTATTTCGTCCATAAATATAGTAAAGTGTCACTTGACACCTTTTTTTATATTGATTATTTAGATAGGAATTTATTCACGAAATATATTTGTCCTTTGCCGGTTACTTTGGTAGTGGTTGTTACCAATACCGAACCATCCGGCTTGGTAATTGATGTTTTCTTCAACTCAAAAAGTCCCAATTTCATAGATTTCTGCGTTGGCTGATTATAATAATCACCTTTTTGGCAAAGATAACCGTTCTCTCGCATCCAACCGAACAAACGGTTCTGACCGATATTCACTCCGTTCTGTTGGAGAATTTTTGCCAATTCAGCAATAAGGCACGAACGTTGAGAGGTACATACAGCATCGGCAAAAAGGACTTTAGGAGCATCTTTTTGGATCTTCTGCTCAGCCTCTATAAGACGCTGTTCTTTTCGTTTCAGTGTTTCTTGTGCCACAATAAGCGCACGTGCCATGATTTCTTCTGGAGTGTCGTCCATTTTGGTAGCGATGTAGCCACCTGTCTTACGGATACATGGCAACACTTCGCTTGTTACCCATTTGCGGAACTTTTTAGCTTCAGGCTTACGACTATCCAATATTGTATCATACAAACCATCCTCATCAACAAAATTTGCCTGTTGGATTCCACCGGCTGTTTCAAGGGGATACTTTGAAAGTACATCCTTATCTAATCTTTGCGCTACCTTACTGGGAATCAAATCCAAAATCTGGCATACATCTGCCAAGCAAAAGAAAGGTTCGTTATTTTCACCCATCGCAATTCTTACCTTTCCGAATTGCTCATTCTCAAAAATTTTAATTGTGTTCATAATGTAGTTCCGTACTCCTTCATACGGTGATTAGTTACACATGATACTGCTCCAAAAAGGAACCGGATAGCACAATACGTACTACCCGGTAACGTGAAGGAGCACGTTAGCATCAAATGCTATGATGCAAATATAATAAAAGTGGCTGTAAAAATGTCACATTCAACAGAAAAACTTACCTTAAATACAATATTTTATATTATCTGTTTGTATTTGGTACTATTTTTAGTACCTTTGCATAAACAAACGATTATGGGTACAAAGGAAAAACTAATAGAACGTATTTTGTCATGCCCAAAGGATTTTACCTATGATGAAGCAAAACGCTTATTCGGGATTTTTGGATACAAGGAAAGCAACAAAGGTGCTACATCAGGTTCCCGTGTTGAGTTTATAGGACCAGACGAAGAAGCTCCTTTCATTTTACATAAGCCACATCCCGGAAGCATTTTGAAATCATACGTGATAAAAGGAATAATTGAGCATATAAAGAAAAACAATTTGATTGAGAAATATAAACAATCTAAAACAAAGTAGTATGGGACTTTTAAAATACAAAGGATATTCCGGTTCTGTAGAATACAGTCCGGAAGACAATTGTCTGTTTGGCAAAGTGCAAGGGATGAGAAAAGCGTCAATCCTTTATGAAGGAAAGTCTGTAGATGAGGTCCGTAAAGACTTTGAGGAATCTATAGACTTTTATCTTGAAAACTGTAAAGAAAGAAATATACAGCCTGAAAAGCCTTATAGTGGGAAGTTAAATCTACGTATGTCACCAGACTTACATTCCCGTGTAGCCGCTTTTGCTTCCAGCACTGGAACAACAATTAATGAGTTTATCAATAAAGCCATATCTAAAGAACTTGAACACGAAATAGCTTTGTAAAATAATATATATGCAAAAAATAATACAAGAAATTAAATTTTTTCTTAATTATTTAAGAGAAGATCCATACGAATTTATTGCCATAGTATTAGGTATTTTTTGGCTGTTACTATTACTTGTTGGAAAATAATACCAGAAACAAAGAGAGGGTATGCGATACTCTCTCTTCCAAATCACTTACCATAACTTGTATCAATGACTTTGCAGCCATTTGTTCCGTCTTTCTCTGCACGCCTCTAAGGTAGGTGCACAATAAGAAAACAGCTCACCGTACAATAGAAATGCGCCGACTTTCACAAGCCAGCGCACATAAGAGCAATGAAAACACAAACAAGGAGTGTTTTCGGTTACAAAGGTACTAAAAAAACACAACTACAAAAAGTCTTTAAGCAACTCTTCATCACTAATAAAGCTATAATCTCTAGGATAAAACGTATTCGCTAATGCATCCATATAGTCAGGAGAACGTTTAATACGTTTTTTGATATCTTCTTTAGGCTCAATGATAATCTTTCCATTACTAAGGAACTTCCACTTGGTTTCGGTAGCCTCCTCCATTAACTGATCGCAGGGTGGGAGAGCGGCACCAAAACCATTTTTAGGATTAAGCCAGTCACGTAAAGCCCAATATAGGTATGCTCTCATATTTGCAAATTCATATTCGCCAGTAATATCGTGTAAGCCATCTGCCCCTTCCGAATATTTGCATGAAAAAGCGTTTGTAAATTTTTCTTCTAACAAACGAGAATAGACACCTGCTCCCTCTCCAATAGTATCAATAAATGCTTTTGCTCCTTTCTTCTTTAGATAGGGAATCATCATACCTACCACATGCATGTGATCCGCACGCCCGGCAGATTGATGAACTTCAAATTGAGAAACGTAGTTACCGTATCGCGGACAAAGCACACTGTTATCGCGTCCCATACCGGCAACGTCAACACCTAACTTACAAGATTTGGCTGGGATAAAACCATTTTCCTGTAACTCCTGCCAATTCCTGTTTGCTATTTCTATCCATTCATAAGGGATGAGAACATCTTCCGACACTTTAGGAAACATACCAAGTACCTTGACGCGAAACAAATCGTTAGGTCTGTATAGTTTACCTTCCCAATTGAAATCGCCTTCTCCCTCATTGAAATCTGTTTTTTGAATGGGAGAACACCAATTTATTACCTTGTCTTTTACCCATTCATAATCCACTTGACCGGGTATTACAATTTGCTTCTTTACTACATTTTCTGCATTTAGAGAGCTAAGTCTGAATTTTGCAAAACGGTCAGACTTCATGGCACGAGCTGCGTAACCGGTAGTAACATTAGGATTGAACACTATGAGAAAGCGGGAATTACCCTGTAAGTTACCTTCAATAGCGTTGTATGTCGCTTCTGATATACCGGAAGCTTCAGTAACAACAAACATGGTATTTACAGCATGGAAACCAGACCATGCTTCTGTGTTGTCATCACCAGCTTTGAACCCCGTTAGAAACCACTCTTCGTAATCTGTTTTAATGCCGGAAGATAGTAGACGTCCGGGCAAGAACCCTGCATTTCTAAATAAACGGGATATTTCAGGTATCATTATATTTTGAACCTGACGAGCTGTAGGAGCTGTCATGGCAATCTTGGTATTCTTAACTAACTTACCTTCTTTCCAACGTGGAGTAAGATACATGAAGCACATAGATGCACAAGCTGCAATGTAATCTTTCCCACGAGCTGTGCCCGATGCTACAGCAGTCATTGGATTATGCTGAACGGATTGAAGAATAGCTTGTTGCTCTTTGTCTAGTCTTGAATGAAGAACATCATGAGCGAACTTGCACCAATCCTCTCGCCATGCTTTCATGTATCGTATAGACTTTTCATCTTTGCTCATTCCTCATCGTCTGGCAATTCTTGCATTAATTTCTCAAATGGATTAATACTCAAATCTTGCTCTACTTTTTCAACGTAACCGCGATGCTTCATTTTAGTCTTACTTAACCAAATAAGCATAGTATTATCGTGTTCCGTCAAAGCTTTAGCAAACATTGTCGTTTCTAGCTTATCATAGAAACTTTCTTCTACTTCTTTCCATTTTTCGGCAAAATCTGGATCATTCGCTTTCCATTTATAAGCAATTGAGCGTGATATTTCCACAGCCTCACAAGCTGCGGTAACATTCAGCATCCTTGCGTCCAAAGCTTTTAGGAATTTCGCTTTCTTTTGCCTTGTATTAAGCCTGTACTTCTGTGCCATCTTTATTTCCCTCCAATACATTGTTTACGATTTCCAACATCTTACAAATACTTAGTGCCTGCGCCTTGATTTTATATTTGGCTTGAACTTTAGTCGACACCTCATTCAACCGGCGCATTGTGTCCATATCCACCAAAGTTAGATTACCAAGCTCTTTTTCTGAATAACATTCCAACGTTTCCATGAGTTTATCAAACGAAACCTTCTGCGTATCAACAAACATAAGAGTTACAGGAACGATTTCGTTATTCGGCATTTCAACCGTATAGTTGATATCCTTTACGCTTTCCAGAACTTCATTGCTGATATGCGCATACTCTTTCAGTGCGACATCTGTTATTTCATCAAGCAATTGCTTCAAAATCTCCGCATCGTCCTGCCCAACTATACTGTTATGTGACAATTGTGTTGCCAGCAACCAATCGTTTGTAGTCTCCTCTTCATCTATGTACATAACATGGATGGAAGTAAGCCCGGCCATTTTTGCCGCTTGTGTTCGGTGATTACCGCTCACTACCGTATAAGAACCATCCGAATGCTTTACGCAAAATGGTACAGACGATAATTGACCGTCCCTACGAATGTTATTCACTAAGGCATTAAACGTGTCCTGCTGCATGAAATGCGCATTTTTCTTGACCAGCTTAATGTCAGATAACTGCACTTCCGCTATCTTGAATTTTCCCATATTATTCCTTTCTCGGCTCATCACCGTATTTTTTCACAAAATCTTTTAAAATATCATCTAAGTTTCCACGAATACCTGCATCTTGTATGTAATGGAGTTTACCAACACAGCGTTCATGCAGTTTAAACACTCCCCGATACTTCATACTTACCGGTTTATCGGTAAATACAGAAGTGGCAATCACTCCACATTCATGTTTATATCTTATGTCCAATTCATCTTTGAACTCTGACGAAAGTACACCCATAATTAGCAATCTACTCAATTTGGGCAATGGATGGTCTATCACGAAATCCGACTTCATCAAAACTGCATCCATGCCGTATTTGCTTACCTTCAGGAAATCAAACATACAAGCCCCGAACACATAATCATCCAAGAACCATAAGTAACAGAATGGCGCAGAACCGAGGATAATACCCTTTTTCAAGTAAATCATACGCAGATAATCAATCTCTGCCATAGAAGCACGTACAAACCGGAGTTTGCTTTTATCCGTAAGCATATAATCATCCGGCAGTCGTTTATATTTTAAAGGAATGATAGTACGCCTTTTAAAACTGCTGTCTCCACTTTCTACCACATTAGACCAAATATATGTGCGTTGGTCTTTGAATACCTCTCTTCTGCCCATAAATCCATGCTGCGAGAGAGCCATGTAATTAACTTGTTCTTCATCTATTTCTGCATATTTCGTTTTAATTCGTTCTTGCCATCCGAGGTCATCCATCAAGAAACGTTGCAATGCGTTACTTGTAGCTTTCATGCCGGAATGAAATTCATTCTGATAGATTAGTATATCATCCTCTTTACAATTAAGAATCGCATCCGATATATCAGCACAATAAAGCACTTCAATAGACTTACTTTTAAGGTTATCTACTATATTTTGATAACGTTCCGTATACTTCTTATGGTAATGCTCCAACTTTGCCATAAAATCGTCATAAAGCGATTTGTGATAAATATCCTGTGAGTTCTTATGCTTCTTGATGGCATTAAAAAGGTGAATAGTGGCAATAATTTCAGCAGGATTTTCGGATTTGATACTTAGAAACTTATATTCTTCATTAAAGCGTAATTCTTGTATTTCACCTTTGATTGCTTTATACATCATGTAGATAAAATACTCCTTTGTATACACCTTAATTTCACGGTTGGTAAGTACCTGCTCTATATCCATATAATACGAGTTTACCACATGGGCTACATCGAATTTGGAGGCCTCTTTCTTGATAAAGGAAAGCATACGGTTGGATTTCTTAAACATGGAGCCTACCACTGTAACATTATCCGAGTGTTCTGCTGCCCAAAGTAACGGTTTATGTCTTTGGGGAACCTTAGAATAGTCTATATTGAACACTTCAAGGCACTTATCAATTGTGGTGAGTTGCTTATACTCTTCCATATCTTCATGCAGGTAGGCGTACTCCACAAACGAATACATGAATTTGATTGTCTCCAGTATTTTATCGAAATCCCAGGAGCTATTGAAGATCCTAAATTCTGCCGTTCCTATCTTTCCAATAGAACATAAATTAAGCCAATACCGGATATGCCCTCTGTCTGAACCATTGCTAAAGATCTTCAGCAAGTTATCGATATTATCGGCTTCCAGTACACGCCTTACCACATCCCAAGGTGGACTAGGCACGAGGTATTTCGTTTCCCACCACTCGGCGATGTCAAATATCCGCTTGATAGGATATGCAGTATAGTAGGATAGAACAAACATGCGTTTGATAACATCCAAATCCATATCCTTGATATACAGATGTGCATCAAAACCTTCATTCCACATAAGATAGCTTCCTGCATCTTTCATGGTCTGAATGAAGTCCTTCAGTTCTTGCAGATCTTCTGCACAATAATGGTACGGTCGAGTGTTTATCTCACCGCCAAACTGACCGTGATGCGTAACTGCCGAACCGTCCGAGTTGTTCATCATGGTTAGTTTGTTGTCCGTCCACTTGTAACCGGATGAAAGTGGGATAAGCTGTTTGTCACCATCGGCAAACTCCAACTCCATGCCAAACGTACGTTTGGCAATATAGTCAATCCAAGGTTTATCTATATTCATGTTCTGCATATTTCAATTTAACCAAGGATTTATAATCAGGAACAATATAAATCACATCACCAATGCGATAATCCGAAACATGCTCACATTGCATTATTGAATATTCACTGGAACTGTACTCATATTTCAAATCGGTGTGATAGTAAATCCGGCATTTGTACATATCTGCCATTGAATAACCGCAATCAATAATGAGTTGGTTACGCTCCGGATAAATGCCTATAACCTTTGCTTGTAACTCAATTCCATTAAGACCTTGCTTTTCTTTGTCAACACAATATGGGATTGTACCAAACAACATATATTCACCAATACGAACATCACTTATGAAACTAGGCAGTTTACTATTTTGCCCAAGCCAAAAACTACCTCCCAAGCTGATAGACTCAATATCATTACGCAGACCGTTCCAGATACGGAACAGTTCTTTTTCCGAAGGGTGATTTTCATTCAGACAACCGGAAGTAATCAAACCATATATATGGGAGCTTGAAAGTGTCCTTATTTCATTGACCAACTTACTTGCTTCATAAATGCTTAAGCCTTCTCTATTATCACATGCATTAATCGGAATATAAAAATTATGTATTCCTTGGCACGCATTTCCATTGATAGTAAGATATTTCCAAACATCCGCAAATGATGTAACCACAGCACCGCTATTCCCCTTTACTGCCTTTCCGATAGAATAGCATATACTGTCTTTTAAATGGAGTCCAAAAATCTTATTTCTTATCTTATCCGATATATGCTCATAAATATCTTCATAAAAATCCTTGAACATTAACGAAATAGGGACATTAACAAATGATTGAGCCTTTTCAATGTTTTCTATTATATTCTTGGTATAGACTATAACTTTCATAGTTCCCACTTTAAGATTAAACGTTCAATTTCTTTGTATTTGGTATCTCTTTTGAATGAGAACCCTGCATTGATGAAACTCTTCATGCTTGCCTCATTCTTAGGCGATGTCATAGCAAATATCTCTTGCGAGCCATTGGAAATCAGTTTGGCAATATTGGCATTGAGAAGGATATACTGAAATCCGTTCCCCCTATAATCAGCATGAACAAAGCATTTATCCACGTAGGCTGTACCGTATTCAGTGCAATAGGCAAGTGAGTAGGCAACCAGCTTGTCATTTACCAACAACCCGAAACTGCAACCGGATTGCAAGCACTTCACTATATCTTCCGTCTCAGAGGGAAAACACATATCCGGATTGGCAAGAAGAGTCCGCTCCATCTTTTCAATATCGGACATATCAGACATGGACAAAACTTTTACTTGCATTTTGTACTCAATGTTTCCTTTTTCAGTTGGGAACAATGGTTCGTAACGGTCAATCCATGCTTTAGAGAGAAATGTATCGATATCAACTTTAGGCAACAATGCTTTTCTGCAACTGTCGAAAACATCTAATACAAATTCCTTATGCTTAGCAAGTTGTTCGCTTTTCAACGGACACTTACCACTACGAAACACAAAACTTTTTTTCACCGATTTTACCCACAAAGGATAAGTTTTACACATAATAGGCTTGTAACCATTATCACATGATTTGCAGTCTTTAGCGATACATTTTACCTTTTTACCGCCAAAGTAATCATCATCTATAATCTGTAAATGGGAGATTTCTTTTTCATGCCCGTCAAGTTCATGGGGCAAAATTACAATATGTCCGTCTGATCCGAACGAACAACACTTCCAACCGCATCCGGAGTTTTCACATGCTCTTATTAGTCCTTTATTGCTCATATATTTAAGTTGTATATAACTTCATATACATTTTGCGTTAAATGCCTGCCGGGCATATTCCCAGCAGGCTTAACACAAAAAATCAATCATCTGCAAGCTACTTGCAAGAACACTTATGCAGTCCTTCGGCTTCTTTTAGTCGTGTCAGATGGCAATTTCCATCACCCCGTAAACTACACAAGCTTTAATGTTTTTGCTTTTGCTTATCGCTACTATAAGGGTTGAGCGGAAACAGGGAGTCGAACCCCACTCTTTGGCTGGAATACCAACGCTCTACCGATGAGCTATTTCCGCAAACGCTCGTCTTTCCGAGCTGCCAACATTATGAACCGCCATGTAGCCACAGTCAACATTCACATGATTTTGTGAAGATCTACCTTGATTGATACCCTTTGGACTTATATGGGTTTTACCATACTCTCTCAATCTACTATTTTCTTCTATATATCGGTTGCTCCCATAACAACCTCAAATTTTAGAAAATGGTGCGTTCATTGATACAAGGCTGTGGGAACTCAAGGATTCGAACCTTGTTCTTCGGATTTTCAGTCCGACGCATAGACCATCTTTGCTAAATTCCCTTTTGCCTATGCTGTCAAACCACCGCTTGCTTGGCAAATCTGGCAGCATTCCATCAAACGCTATTGATGGTTGGCTAATAATTCTGGGTTATCGTATATATTTCCTTTTATTTCATATTCATATAAAACGGCTCCATGTTCATGCCCATCATTCCAATCTGAGGAATATACAAAATCTGACACAATGTAACCTTTATAAGTTTTATGTTTTATACCAAAAACTCCGTTATCAAAACTCACTTCACCTATAAACCCATAGTCATATCCATCTGTAACTATTCGTTCAACAATGTCACCCTCATATATTTCTTCCCCATTCTTGTCAAGCAAGCCTGTGAACTGACCAACAGAGTCTTCCTTCACTTGCTCCCAATCGTCAAGTGTACCTCCTTGATGAATCATTGGAAAGTGGTCGTCATCGTCTTGAAATAACCAACCGATAATCCATTTTCCGCTTTCAACGTGTTTACCTCTAAACTTAATATTTCTTCTCATACTCAAAACAAACTTGCTTGTTCATACTTAGGTTCTTTCTTCTCAACAACTCCAAACTCTTTGATTTCAATACCTGTCTTTTCAGTAAGCCACTTAGCCAAAATATGCCGATGGCAGAAATCACCCGGCTTTTCGTAACAGCAGAGAGCAACATCTTTGCCTTCACTGAGTCGCTGGATGGTTTGTATCAAATCTTGTGGATTGACTTTTGCAAGGACATCATTCAAATACATATTCGTGTATTCTTCATAAGTCCATTTATCATCCAGCATATATCTTTTTGGTGCAACCTCTATTATTTGAGGAGCATTATAATATCTTGGCTTCCCTAACGCAACACATATCATTTTTACGTTTGCGGCTGCCAACTTTCTGTAATTTCCGAAATAACTTGTGTAAATTTTCATTGCTCTTTTTTTTATTTTTATGGTGTAAAGATATAAAATATGGCGTAAAAAACGTCACTTTTAGTCATAAATTTATTTAATTTGATGATTTTATTGTCTCAACCTTGTAACATTTCATCATGTGATCTGTTTCGCACCCCATATTGAAAATATTGCCGAGATAATATTTGCGTACTTCTTGCCATGATAAGTTGATAGGGGTAACGAACCAGTCTTTATTACCTTGTTCGTCTTTTAAATACACTTTTACAGTTGTTTTCATTGCTCTATATTTTATCCGTTATACGCTGCTGTTATCTTTTCTGCTTTCAATTCTTTGGTAAGCTCTCCATTCTTGTAGAAGCGCACAGCAACAACTCTCACCGTTTCTGACAAGAACCGGCCACAATCATTGGTTAACTTCACTTTTAGCTTGCTTGCCTTGGCTAAACTTTTTGTACGCTTCTTTATTGTGTTTTTGAATCCGAAAACATAATCTTCGGTATCAATCTCAAATGAATATGTAGTGGAATACATCACTCTTTGAAGCTCTTTTGTTAGTTCTGTTACTTTGCTCATTTGCTCTCTTCTATTATTAGTCGTTATTATTTCCAAGAAGTTCTTGTAAAGCAGACTTATATCCGTCCAACGCCTGTTGTGTATATCCCAATCTGAATTTTTTATCTGCTGAAAGAGAGTCGTTGTTCAATCCTTTTTCAATAGCTTCAATGTTTGCTTTGTAGTATCTGATAAGTTCTTCTGTTTTCATTGCTCTTGACTTTTACTTGTTATTAATAGGTGTTATTTTGATATTGTAAAGATACAAATAATATATTGAATATCAGTATTTTACATCTTAAATATCGCAAGCTTAAACTTTGTTTAACTTTCTATATTTCAACGTGTTACCAAATTTTTCAACGGTGGTGCCGCTCCGCTTGTTGCCTCCACGCCTGGATAGTTGGTTATTTAAACACGTGATCTATAAATACCGTATTAGTTTGCCATTCTCCGCGCTTTTTGAAAACAAAATACCCGCGTATTGTTGCCGTTTCATTCATTCCGTTTGCAAAATCATAAGCGGCTTGTTGGTCCTTTCCGAATTCTTCGTTTATCGTTCCGCTGTTATTGCTCACCCTATAGCGTAGCTTTGCAGGGGCTTTTGTTCTATCTGTAATAATATTCATACTTTCCGTTTTGTGCAATTGCTTGCGGTTAATACTTATTTCCCTTGTAATCCTGTGTGGTAGCCATCAAGCCATATTAACAACTCTTTTGGGGTGTAATAGCCGCTTATACGCTTGTTCGGGTAACGTGTCGTTATTTCTCCGTTGTCGCCATCCGCCAATATTATAGCGTATGTATGTTTCGGCAAACTCGATGGATTGAGGGAGAAACCATTTGCCCTGCAATATGATTGTAATTGCCTTAACGCTTCTTTCTGTGTTAGATTCATATTCTTATGGTGCTGATTTCAACATATATTTTGATAAAAGGATGGATTTACTTTTCTCTATCTCGCTATTGGTGTCAATACCAATCTGCTGGTAGAACCCGGCATTACCAGAAAGACATTCATACGCAATTTTCAATGTTCTGCGTTCTTCTTTGGTAAATCCAATGCGAAAAGTGGAGGAAATTGCTAGTGCGGCTTTTAAATCACCGCACTGGAGTAATGAAATCGCTTTATTGGTTTTCGTTTTCATCTCCCCACAACTTTTTAGCAAGTTCGTAATTCTTTTGTGCTTCATTAACTGCTTTCTTGGCATAAGTAAGAGTATAAGCATGTTCACGCGGATATTTGCCAGACTTTACACCTTCATGGTATTCTTTCGCTTGTTCCAACTTGTGTTCGTAGAAGTCAATGCTTTCCGGCATAGACAAATTGATCGTGTTGGCACGTTTCTCCCAATATTGGGTCACTCTTTCATGTTCATTTGCCTTATCACTGAACTCAACGCTTTTACCCATGTTGTTCCAGGCATCATCTATCATTTTGCGATGACCTCGTTCACTATGGTGCCCTACTTTGATGGGCTCGCCTAAAGAAAGAAAATCTCGATGTTTATTCGATTTCTGAAAATACTCATTACTTTTTTGCACTGCTGATACGGCCCATTCACGTCTGCGTTCCGCTCTTTGCTTAGCCCATTCTTGAACGTTAAAGCCATCAGCCCGGGCGATGGAGTAATAATAAAAACCATCTTTCTCGAGAATTAGATTGAAAACGATGCTTTCGTTTTCTTTGCCATACTTGGTGGTAACTAGAATTTCTTCACCTTTTTTGTGCATCTCTTCGCACTTTGCCAAAAACACGTTTGGCGCAAACTTGTAATATGTGTTCATTGCTCTTATGTATTAAATTGCTAACTTTAATATTTCTATATCTCGAATAAGTCTATTGGCTCTCTGCCTTTCATTACTTGCAAAGTCTTCATTACAGATACTTTCGTAGAATGCCGCATTTTCTTCTGCTTCTTTTAACGACATCTCTTTGCGTTCTATCAAAGACTTTATTGTATCAATATCATTGCTATTAATAATTTCTTCTAAAGCTGTCTTCTTTGTTAATTCGATTGTTGCTTTCATTGCTCTTGTCTTTTAATTGTTAGTAATATTGGTTTCTTTTAAGTATTGTAAAGATACTCATTATCAATGAATTAGCCAAATATTTACACAATTATTTTAGTCGTAAAATACTCATAACCAAAGATTTAACTTTTAGAATAAAACAGCAGACATGATACAGATGATGCATCGGAAATGGTTACTTTGTATAGTTTGCTCATGGATTTTTCTTTTTAAGTATTTCAATACATTCCTTTATCCCATCATCAAAACCATGCTTATAACCTTTAGCATATTCTCCTATATTATATACCGCCATTGACAGAAAAAATAGAAGGATACCTAAAGCCTTATGCCAACCAGGAAGCGAGATGGAAAACGGCTTGAATGTTATTGTAAGATCACCAACCCATAATAGGGCGATAATACATGTAGATATAAATAAAATTGTTTTCATATCTGTTATTTTTTTCTATTATACTTTATCCTTGATACTCATGAATAATTAGGTTTTTTCTCCGGATTCGAACTATGTTCGCTAAAACGTCCTTGCCAGCATTCAAGATGTACTCGTTTCATGAATGTAGAGCGCATATCCAGATCCTTCCACTCTTCACAATACTTCTCAAATACATCCGACATCTCGTCAAGCATACGGACATAAGCTTTGTTGGCTTCAAGGCCATGCTCAATAATCGGGATTGCCCTCTTCCATTCTTCATCCGTAAGAAGATTAAGAGACAAGGAAACACGGACAGCACCAATGATTTCATTTGTAGTCCAAAATATGTTTCCGTCCTTGACAAAATTATTGATTACTTCGTAGTCAAAATCTTTTTTCAGTCTGCTTTTGAATCCCGCTATATTATGATCTCTAAAATAACTATATGTTGTGTTAATAAGCCTTTTTTCATAATATCCTGTTTCTGGGTAATCCTTAAGGCTTTTCCCCAATAATATTATTTCACGCTTCATAATTCAATCATTAACATTGTTATTAAAACCTACCATTTCTATCTACCATTCTCTTTTCAGCATCAGTGGCTTGTCTTTTGGGAAATTTCCCATGCCACTTCCCCGGTATCATACGCGGATTTTCCCCTTTACTGTCAAATATCAATCTCCCACACTCCGAGCACAACGGTTTTCCTTCAAACTCCTTTATGCTTGCATCATACTCTATGGGAAAGATTTTATGTACAACAGGCCAATAATCCGATGTGGCTGTATTCTCAACACAACCACATTTGCTACAAATAAACAGTGGCATAATCAATATCTTTTTCCGTTCAACATAGGTCTTAATTCATTGTATCTCATCTTCTGCTCAATGAACCACTCAATATCTATTCCTTTCCAAAGACAGTATTGCCATACATCAAGAATCACTCCTTTAACCGACCTTGTAGATTCGGATATAATTGTTCCGGTGCAAATATCAAAAACTATCTCTGCAAATGTGTGTTCTTGGAAAAAGTCTGAAACGTCATTGAGTTCATCCACATTATCCAACGTATCTTGCAAATCCCAGCCGCGCAGCCCAGCAAGGTCAAGACAGCGTATCACAACATCAGCTAATTCTTCCTCCACCGTTCCTTTGATATATTTTTCAAAACAATACTTGAAATTGACATCATCGTGCGGTTCTTCATCCTCATAAGAAGATTTGAAAGATTCCCTGTCGGCACGTTTCCCTTTTCGGTCCGCTTCCACAGCTTCCATAAGCTCGGAAATGACAAGACAAAGAAGATGTTCATTACTCAGCTCCTTATCATGGAAACCGTGCTCGCAAGCGGTCTTATAAGCTCGATCCCGTAGTTCGTTTAAATTAATATTTTCCATAATCATATAAGTTTTAACGCTTCTTGTATTCCGGCTTCAAGTGCTTCCTCGTAGGTGTTAAATTGATTAGATAAGCAATTTTGGGCAATATATTTATGACTACTACCTACGACATATATCTCCCAATAGTAAAATTCAACTATTGTCTTAACCACTTCTCCAATCTTATTATAACTCTCTATTATTCGTGGAATAGAGAGTACATGTATGTTTTTGGTTTCACGTAACCACTTTTGGGCGATGGATTGTGTAGGGGCGGGGAGTTTTAATACATTTGTGTTTATATAGGCATTACACTTAAATAAAACATCTTTTGTATAAAAAGCCATACAATCTTCCCTAAATCCTTTCTCTTTCAGCAGTTTCGCTGTTTCTAATGTTACAAATTCTTCGGTCATGGTTATTCTCCTTTACACTCTTTACACTCTTCACAATGTAATTTATAAGCATGGGCAAACATCCCTAACGTAACAGGGTCAAAGTGAAAATCTGCCTGTTTATCTTCTATGACAACTGAAACACATAATTGGCCGTCGCAAAAGTCAATATATGCCTCACCACCTCCATCCCCTCTAATAGAAAAGGTTTGTGTCTGTACACTATCCATGATTCTCCTCCTTCTTTAATATTGATTGTAATGGATCAAAATTCATATTTACTTGTTGTACCCTATCTATATCATACCTTATATTAGTACATTGTAAACTGCTTAAAACGTTTGACATTCTAAACGCAGGAATTACCATACAAATATCAGTTAAAACGTCTATCAACTGTTCTTTATTTAAATGTTGCAACTGAATCTTGATCATATTCCGTATTTCTTCCTCATTCATTATTATTCCTCCGATAAATTAATCACTCCATATAAATGTTATCAACCAAATAATTACAGAGATGCCAATCGCACCCAATGTAAGAGCACCAAATCTTGTTACAATCTTTTCCAGTTTCTTATTCCTCATAGATTCTTCATCCCAATTGTATGCTATAGTCAATCCCATTTGAATGAATAGCATTATAAGAACTACTGAAAATAATATTTTTGTCAAATCATCCATTGTTACCTTCCTTTAACCTTTTAATCAAGGCATCAACGCAATTCAACGAATATTTAGCGGCTACCTCAGAATTAATACCATTATCGTTTTCTATAACAGCTTTAAGAATGTCTTTCGCCAATTCGTACCTACGTTGTTCCCAATCAATAGCTGAATTTCCAAGATTTAAAAAGTCAAGTTCACACTCTCTGAATACCATATTATCACATACATATAGGTTATCTCCACTATGTAACGCATTGGTATTTGTTTTCGGAATTACATCTACCAAAACCCCTGTTGATTTTACTCTTGCTTTCATTGTTTAATTTTCTGATTTAATAATAGTACCGAATGAACGATACCTACGCCAAACCATATTTCCACGTTGAATACTAGTAAGCCAATCACAAGCCTTAAATACTTGTCCTACATTATATAAAAATGGTCGTTTTTGTATTTTTCTTTTTATTCTTGCTTTCATATTTAATCGAAATACATTACTTTCTTACCTATACATACTTTGAACCTTGAAACAGCTTCACTATATTGTGTAATACTATTGGGATTATATTTGTTAACAAAACATCCAGTACGTTTATGGTATCTGACACAAGCATTTTCAGGAGATTTAGCCAATATCTCTTTCTCATCTCTAAAATCAAAAAACAAATTATCTCTGTATGATACCTTATACCACTTCACTTGGCTTCTTATCTTTTTAAAATACTTTGCTTTCATTGTTCCTCCTTTGTTTTAATATCCGTTACTTTGCCACGACACTTAAATTCATTATTTATTATATCTGATACCGAATATAAATTAACCCAACATAGACACGCGTTCCCAAATTCATTTTGACATAAATCGCGTAATGAACATTTTGAACAATCATTACGTTTCGTTTCCTTTAATTCATGCAGCACTCCGTCTATTATTATTCCGTTCTTTATTTCCATATTGTCTAATTAATTTGATTGATTGATTCGCTTTGTTGATTTGTTTACTCTGCCATAGTGTCTAACGCAAATAGCATTTGCCTTCATCGAGCGTCCTAATCCGTATAAATACTCCATGCGTACATTTCTACGGATATTCTTCATTATCTTTTTTGCTTGTCTTAATTTCATATCTCAATCTCCTTTCTGTTTAATCCGTTCAAGTACATCCCTGTTGGCTTCGAGTATCTCATCGAAAGACGTGATTTCTCTCCAATGAGTAACATCCCAAGGTCGGAATGTTTCATAGGCGTAATTGTCATTCCAGAAGTATATATTGCTATCTTCTTCTATATCATAACATGCAAGCCTAATAACACTATCTTTAAGTCTTATTAATACAGGCTTTCCTTCCTCCGGCAACCGTTCCTTAACACTTATCCAAGGTGATTGCTTGGATTGCCATTCGGCTCCGGCAATAAAAGCTCTTTCCGTAACATCGAATACTGCATCACGAGAACCTGCATCATAATTGTCCTCTTCAAAATTCACTTCAAAATCCGTTGATTCTAATATTTTCTGAAGATAGGCACTTGCCGCTTCTTCTACTGTCTGTTTGGTTTCTTCTTTTGTCATAGTTCGTCAAACTCTTTTTGTAATGTTTCTATCTTATTATCCAAAGCATTCATATAGTTCCGAAAGAAATCATTACCAAAAATTTCTTCCTTTAATCGTACATCATTGTGCATTTGGCTATATGTGAATATCAATCCACCGCCATACCGGATATTTGACCTTTCAAGTTCTGCCTTATGACTTTTGTATTTTTCTATTTTCTCGTTGAGTTCTATTGCTCTGTTGAATTTACTCTTATCCATATATCTCCTTTCCACCTATCCCGGCAGTATATACATTGCTACCGGGAATAGGTAATAAATTGTTGTTTTCATATCTGTTCATTATTAGTTAATTGGTAGTTTCATAAAACACATCCACATAGTTTTGCCATGCCTTCCGGTGGTGTGACCGAACAACGGCTGCCGTCCGATGGCTTTCAATACTTCTTTAACCGTTATCTGGTCTTCATTCCATTTGAAAATGAGAACACCGTAATTTTCAAGTACTCGAAAGCATTCATCAATTCCTTTTTTTATCACCCTTGGCCAATCTTCGGGAAGTTTACCATACTTCTTGGCCAACCAACTTTCTTTACCCACATTTAAAAGATGGGGTGGGTCAAAGACTACCAGTTTAAAAGATTCATTTAGGAATGGCATATTGGTAAAATCAGATACAATATCCGGATGAACTTTCAGACTTCGACCGTCGCAAAGAGTATGCTCTTCATCTCTAATGTCAGCAAACAAGGTCCAAGGATTTTCCTTGTCGAACCAAAACATACGGCTGCCACAACAGGCATCTAATATGATTTTTGTTTCACTCATTTTCATTCCGTTTTGAATTATAATGCTTCCATAATCTCATCATAGGTCATTTGCCCTTTTCTCCTTTCCGGTGTCCCGACCAATACCATACGCTCCCTTTTCCTTTCATTGAAATAGCTGCGTACACACCGGCGGAGATAATTGTAAGGATCAATTGTGAACAGTTTCTTTTTACACACACCTGATATTACACGGGTGATGATACTTTGCCACGCTTCCTTTATAACATCCTGGCTGCTGGTGAATCCTCCTGAATACATATAGCCTTTGACCTTTGATTCGTAAATGGTAAAAACGGACACCATCTCCTCCATATTACCTTCTTCATAAAAACCTATCATGACTTCGGCTATACGGACAGCCTCGCGATAGCGTTGGACCAGATCTCCTTGGGAAGAACCGTGTCTGAAAGGTATTATGACTTTCTTGCAATAATCCCCGCGTGTCGTCAGAACCGGTTTGTTATCTTCCGTCATAATGACTATCCCTTTTATGGAATCAGGACATATCCCATGTTCAGCCGCATACAGAAGCCTGCCATAAGTAAACCGATACATACGCTTCTGTTTTCTTAGTAAGTAACGTCCGTCCGAACCGGGTCTTATCAGTCTTCCGGTGTTGGTGTTCCATAATTCACCATTCCTGCTTATCTCATAGTGGAATTCCGGAATGGGATACCGTTTGTTTTTATCTGTTGTTCTCATAGGATGTCCATTTGTTTTTTTCCCGGTTGATGTTCCTTCCCCATTGGCGGAAAGTCCGGTGTTCCGCATCCGGCCAGCCTTGCAATGATCGGGCGGAACTTTTCCTTTCTCAGTCTCACATCATAATACGCGGTTGTCGCCCTGCATCTGGATATCTTCAGGAAGGAGGCTATCTCACGGAACAGATACCCTTCCTCATACGCCATATAGCAGAACAGCATCCTTGAATCGGATATGTTCCTGGATATCATCCGGGACAGGATCATCTCCTGGGAGACGCCCGTCATTCCGGAGACCTCGTCCAGTATAAGCTGCATCGGTTTCTTTTCCTTGTTGTCTTTTCTCAGGTTCATAAGATTGTCGTTTAAAAGGTTCTTAAATCTGTTTTAAAAGCACCGGCTCCTTATGCGGTGCCAGGTGGTTCTTTTCCTGAAACTCTGCGGACGGAACGCCCTGTCACGCTTATGCCAGCCCTCCCGGCACCGGAGTCTTGGTTCATCCAGTATCTCCTCCATTGCGGATTTGGCCCTCTCCAAATTTTTCAGCAGATACTCATTCATTCCGTCCTTTTCCATACAGCGCGAGATTTGGGGATTCGGGATCATAGGGCTCCACGGTGGTAAGGGTAACGGAGGATACGACCACACGTCCGCTCCCTTCGCAGCCGGGACAGGCAACGGTATGTACGGTGTCCGCCAGCTCGTCCAGGTTCTCAAGAAAGCCCCGGCCGCAGCATGTGCGGCACAGGACTACATGGGGATGGTCAAACTTCCTTCTTATCATCGCCGGAGAATTCAGGTTTCACATCAGCAGTGTAGGGATAGACATCCATAATGGCGGTCCACCGAGCCGATGACATAGTCCGCCAGCGTGCCCTTCATCCCCTCGTCCAGCTTCTTTACGGCATCGCGAAGGTCGGAAGCCTGTACCAGTACGGTAGTGGGGGTCTTTTTCTCCGCTCCGCTTTTTTCGTCCAGCGTGATGAAGAACAGCTTGCACTTGAACCAGCGGTCGGCCGCATCTTCCTCAGAGGGGAACAGTTCGCTGTAACCGGCGCGTTTGACGCCCGAAACAGTAAATACACCGTTGATATACGGGTTCATTTCTTCAATAATACGGGCTTCCGCTTCCGTGAAGCTGAGCGCATCGACCAGATAGGCTTCCGTTACTTTCCTGTTCATACCGTTCTCCGCCACCTTCTCGTAGCGGATGGAACATTCAAACCAATTGTGCATCATAATTTACATCTTGTTAAATGAGGGTTCTATTCTTTTCCATTGATTATTTCCGTCCTTCTCCTCGAAGTAGAAGCGGATCACCGTGCCTTCCACCACGTTGCTCTCACGGAAGAGCCGCATGATTTCCGAATATTCGGGGTCGTTGAAGTCATCCTCGAGCTCGTACAGGCGGGAGATGGACTTGTAGTCAAGATCCCCGGCCTCGTTGCGCTGGAGCAGCGACATGGCCAGCTTGTACATGGGGTTGCGCCCGTCATCGCCCTTCTTGCCGATCCATGCGTTCAGGTAGTCCACAAGGCGCTTCTCTGCCACGTCTGCCCTCTCGTCGAAGCCCTTGACCCGGTTCCCTTTGACGGAGACCTTGAAAGTGTCATTCTTCACCTCGAACCCGAGCTGCTCGTCACGTTTCAGGCCACCGTACTCCTTCAGCTGGTCATAGTAGGCGGTGGCCTCCTTACGGAGCCATTCCTTGAACTCCTGGCCGTCCTTGATATACTTGCGGAGCTTCCTCTCCACAGAGGCGAGGAATTTGGCACGCAGCTTCTGGTAGTTCTTCTTTCGGTCCCCGTCCTTTCTTTTCTTTTCGGCCTGCAGCTTGCTTAGCAGGGCCTCACGTTCCTTTTCAGATAAATTCTTGATATCCATATCTGTTCTTATTTATTAGTGAATAAATTCCTGAATAAATCAGGGTCGATTATCTCCTCGTTGCAGTCAACGTTCTGTTCTATGGCTGTCTGGCATTCCCAGCAGAGATGGTTCACGGTCATGTGGTTGTTGTATTCACAGAACACCTTCCCGCACAGCCCGCACCGGGCGAACATCGGCTGCACGGTGTCCGCATCCTCCCGGCAGATGTCCAGCCCTTTGGCGTGGCAATCGGCACACATGTCAGCACATTCCTTTTCGAATTTCGTCTTTTCCATTGTCATTATTGTTGTTTTTATTATCGTTTGTCCATGCTACCAGAATCCATAACATGGCGTTAAGTGACCATGACTTCGCCCAGAAGTCATCATTAACTATCATGCCCGTGAAAGCCGAGAGGGCGGATATCGCGTACACAAGGTGCTTCATTCTCATACCTCCTCCTTCCGTCTTATGGCCTTCAGCTGTTTCAGTGTGGCCTTCAGTTCCTCCAGGTTCTGGCTTGACACCGGCTTCCTGCATCCTCCGTGGCTCTTCAGGAAGGAGGTGATCTTTGCCTTGTTCATCTCAACCTCCACGGGATTGTCGCTGCGGTAGCTCCTGTTGAGAAAACCGATGTCCATTGACACGGCGTAAATGGCCTTGACCAGTGCCAGTTTCTCCCGTCTTTCCGGATCCTTTCTCCCGTTGGGATCGAGCAGCGTCCCGATCAGCCTTGCGGCCTCGCTTTTGTACAACTCCGCGGACGTTGTTGTCCGTCCGCCGCTGAACTGCCGGACAAGATGCCTGTATTCATCCTCGTCCAGCCCGAACTGCCGTCTGAGGCGGTGTATGCACCGCTTCTGGGCATTTGTCGCGGGTAATTCAATTGTCTTGTTCATTGCTATTGCTGTTAAATGGTTCGTCACTGTTCCTGAGCCAGCATCTCTCATAGCCCTCCTTCCAGACCACATAGAATCCTTTCGGACCGGGAACACCACGGCTCATGTACCGGGCGCAGAACCCGTTCACCTCTATGCGGGAGAAGCAGTCCCTCTTGACTCTGTAGGCCACCGTGCCTTGCACCTCCTTCCCCTCCACATGGGAGATGTATACGAATATCTTCTTCCTGTATTTCTTCCTGAGTTCGACCAGTTGCTTGGCGGTGACGTCCATCTCGCCTTCAAGACTCTGCAGGGAGTCGATGATGACCACGTCCGGGGATCTCTGTTTCCCGAGGAATTCGTCAAACTCATCGAAAGTGGGGACCTCGTCCCAGAACAGCATCCCGCTCCTTGACGAATTCATGAATCCGAGCAGGGAGTCCCTGAAATCGGACTCGACACCCATCTCAAGGGAAATGAACAGCACCTTGTAGCCGATACGGTCAAATTCCCTGGCCAACTGGAAGGTGAAGGAGGTCTTTCCCTGTCCGGACTTGCCGTATACGATCCACGCCCCGGATTTCTGCCTCTTTCCAAAGGCATCCATGAAATCCTTGGAAAAGGGGATGTATTCGTATTTTTTGTTCAATATGTTGTCAAACGACAATGACCTGATCATAAGCCGGCTCCTCCGTTGCTGATTTCCTGTCTGATTACCACATTGTCTATCATTCCCGAAAGCTCGCGCAGGTCATCGGCGAACAATACCTGGCGGGGATCATCCTCACGCGGCTGCTTCTTGACCTTGGGAAGTTTTCCCCATATCTCTTCCGCCGTCTCCCTGTCCTGCACACCGTTGGCCATACAGATGGCGATGACATCCTTTTTGGTAGCGCCCAGAAGGGTGATGTAATTGCGGCCGAAACGCCCGTCTATCTCGTCATACCCTTCGATACGTCCCACATACCGCCTGATATTGCGCTCCAGAGTCTCCGTGCCGGCCACCAGGCACCCCATGCGCCCCAGCGTGTCATCATACAGGGGAATAAGCGTGCACATGGCCGAATGCGTGAGCTTGCCGGCATCATCAATCAGCAGGACGGGCTTATAGGAGGACAGGGAATTCATGTGCGCGATGCACAGGTCCAGCAGGCTGTCATTATCCATATAGCGCGTCACATTCTCTCCCATGGCCTGCGCCAGTTTGGTAAGGAACTTGCGGCTGCTCCATTTGCGGCACTTGATATATACAACCCCCTTGTCACCGCACAGATTGTACAGGTCGATCAGAGACTGTGTCTTTCCGCTTCCGCTGCGGCTGCTGATACATACCCATTTGCTCTTTCCCCTGGCAACCTCGAACGCCCGCTTCACCTGCCGGTAAGAGGTTACGGTATCAACCACATTGCGGGAATTCTCATAGAAATAAAGGCCTGTGGCGATCCTGACCGCCAGGTTGTCGTCATTCGCGCCGTACTTGCCGGAGCGGAACTGGGACATGGCCGCGTCGGACACGCCGCAGCGACGGGCCAGTTCTGAAGGTTTTGAACCACGGGCTATCAAATTCTCTATGTACTGTTTCAATGCTTCCTTATCCATAATTATGCTGTTTTTAAAGTGTTATTAAATCATCTTGAAAAATTCATGTCGGCGTCGTCCCATTCGTAATCGTCATCCGCAAGAGGGGACGGAATCCTGAGAGGCCCGGGCGCAATCTCTTCAAAATCCACGTCCTCCACCGTCTGGCCACGCGCCTCATACTTGCGGTCCTTGTGCCGTCCCCGGCTGTCAGTGAGCAGGGCACGGTCCAACAGGCTGTTGCTCTTCAGAAGCGGGTTCCGCTCCTGCATGGCGGTTATCACCTCGTCCACCTGCTCCTGTCTGGCCACATACCGCCGCTCGAACTGCCGGTTGAACTCGTCCACCTTCCTGCGGTGCTCGAAATGTTCGGGTTTCTGGTCGATCAGGGCCATCGGTGTCTTCATGTCACGTTGCATGAGGAACTTCAGGTCCCCGGTCTCCTTTGCCAGCCGGTGCCCTTTGGTGGATTCGGCATTGACGATAAGCACCTGCGACAAATCGTCGGGATCGTAGTGCACGGACCAGTCCTCGTGGAAATGGTTGCGCAACTCCATGTTGAAACTCTCGTAATTGATCCTCTCCCCGAAGAGCTCGATCAGCAGCCCCTTGCCGGTGAGCCGGTTGGTGCGTCCCGTCGTGTCTCCCATGAGAAACAGGTATTCCTCGTCGCAGAACGGCATCCGGCGTTCCATGGGGGTGCGTTCCCATGCGGCCATGTACGCCTCCAGCTTCTTGGCCCGCTCCCTTTGCATGATACCGTGTATCTGCGCCAGCACGCCCTCCTCGTCGGGGATCAGGTGGCGGTTCTTGTTCAGGATCTCTATATTGGGCTGGGAGCCGCGCCTGCTGTTGATGTTCACACCGCTCCAGTTCTTCTCCAGCTGGTAGTACGTCTTGTTCAGATAATTGAAGTACGGCTCGATGATCTTGGCCTTGGCGTTGTGGAGCGCGGCGGGAATGTAGTGCACCGTCATCGCCTCATAAAACGGAACCATCACCCCCTTCTGGTAGTTGTCGCTCTGCAGCTGCAACGGCTTGTACCGTGCACCGAACAGTTCCCGGGCGTGCCTGATGGCGTTGCGCAGCGCCTCGCGTATCAGCGCCGGGCTCTCATGGTCGCCGACGGCATATCCTATCGGGTACTTGCCGCAGGCGTCCAGCACCACCACGATGGTCTTGCGGTTGTGGTAGGTGGTCTTCTTGTAAGTCCTTGTCTCGCCGTTCACCTTATTGTCCATCGGCTGCCTCTTCTGGTAGACCAGTTCCACGTCCCATCCGTCCAGTGTCCAGTAGGTCATGGCGGTCTTCGGAGCCTCACGCTTGTGCTGCATCTCAAGGGAGTTCCTCAGGACAGTGGTTCCGCGCTGGTGCCCCAGGGTGGTGGACTCCATCATCTTCCGGTACCTGTCCACCGTGACAGGGCTCTTGATTTTCGGTTTCCCCAATATGGAGGCTATCTTGTTGTACTGTTCCATGATCTGTGCGTTGTTCAAATTCATGTGCTGGGAAAGCAGCTTGTGCATGATCGCCTCGTCCTCCTCGTCCCGTATCAGGGCGGCGGACGTGTTGCCCTTGTTCTTGTGCACCAAAGCGATGAAGCCTTCCGCCTCATACTGGTCCACTTTACGCTTGAGCGTCTTTCCCGTCGAAGGAAGTTTGTGGGGATAGCGGGTGTTGCCTTTGCTGTCCCGCACTTTCAGCAGATCGTTCACCATCTCACTCAGCCTGTCCCATACGTTGAAACGGGATCCGCCACGTCCGAAACCGCATTCCGCATTGCTGTCGCGCAGCCGGATGACTGCATCCAGGACACGTGCCTGGAGCGTATAGAGCGTGACCTTCTCCGGTCTGAGCGGCTTTCCCGCACCGTCCCTGTAGGTGGTGAAGAAGGAGTAGGCGGCCTCGTTGTACCCTACAGCCCTCTCAAGCGGACTGGTGGCGGCACGTTCGACATCCTCATGGGGATCACCGTAATATTTGATGTATAATTGCTGTATGTATGTCTCCAGCGAGTCGAACTCCACCAGGGCGGGGCGTCTGAGGCTGGCACGCTCGGCTACAACAATCTGCTTTCTGTTCACCTTCGTGTTGTATGTTCCTATCGGGAGGAAGCCCTTCTCGGAGCCCACCTTGCGTTTCGGATCATACATGATCAGCTCGTTGGCGTAGATACATACCTTGTCATTATAGATTACAGCCATATCAACCGTTTTATTGTTTAACCTTGTGCGGTTTCCGGCGTCGGACCGGAAACGCGGGCCGCCTTCCGGCTCCCTGACCGCGGTCCTATTTTTCCTCCCTGTAATACCTTTGTCCGATAAGGGAAAGGCAGCATACGACTGCAAGGACCGAGGCGGCGAGGTTCTCGTTGAAGGTGGGGCGGAGATTGTCCGCCAGTCTGAGCACTACCACAAGGCCGATGACAGCGGCTGTTATATGGATAATTTTGAATGTTTTCATTGCTTTCGGTTTTTAATTAAGGGCGCATCCGGATAAAGATAAAGTGTCGAATTTTAAAATTATTGCCGGATTGGACGCGCCCTTCAGGGTTTATTGTTATTTTTGCTATGTCGAATTTTAAAAATTATTAGTCATGAATGATGAATCTATTGACACCTATCAGGTAACTGTTTCTTGCAGGGCTACTAATGAGGCTGCTATTAAAAGAGTGTTTAAAATATTATCCGGTTTTGGAGAAGCATGGAAGCCCGGTCTTCTGTTTATGACATCCAGCCTTTCGGACAAAAACAAGACTTCTCCATACAAACTAGGGGAGATAGCCTTCTTCCTGGATAATAACCCTCTACTGATCCATACTTTTACGCTGGCTGTCAACATTGTCAGTCAATATATCCAGTCTTCTGTTTCGGAATGTGTTCTCGATCTTCACGAGACTGGGGTAGTGAATACATAAGGGTCTTGCAGGACGCGCTCCGTCCACTGTCGGCGTGACAGGGAAAGCCAGACGGGCGATTTCGGCTGAATATACATAAATACTGTTCTCGTCACGGGAACCTTCCTTGGAGGTTTCCGCTGCCAGCTTGTGCGCCAGCTCCTCTATCTGTATCGCAATCTTGTGCACTTCGTCAAATTGAATATCAAATTTCATGGTGTGTTAATTTTAATTGTTAATAATTCTATTCCTCTTCATCATCTTCTTCGATATGCCGTGATATCTGGTTGAACCGTGCTATCGGAATGCCGAAGATTCTTACTACGAAAAAATGCCCGGGCTCTACATTCTGGAACACTTCATCAATCTCAATCAGTGTTCTTATAGCTTGTTTCTTTTTCATCGTTTATAGATTAATAAGTGTGTTGATTTTGAACTGGTTTATTTTTCGATTTCCTTGACCAGACGCTTCGCTCCGGCTATATCCCATATCTTGTCGACCATTTCTGCGACTTTCATGTCGGTTGTCGGTCCTATCTTCACCATCACCGCCCCTTCGGCGTCCTGGTCCTTGGGAATGATGATGGGGCAGATCATCCCGTATTCACGCCAGATCGTTATCACGATCCTCAGGTATTCAAGGTTGATACCCATCGTATAAGTAATCATCCCTGTTCCTCCCATTCTATCAGCAGTTGTCTGTACACCGGAACAGGTTCGGGATATATGATGCCTTTGTTCTTGTGGGATATGGCCAGCTTCGTCAGCCTGTCGGCTATACGGCGGCTCATTGTGTTGCCGGAATACACCTTGCATACATGGGAGTAGGTGACTTTCATGTTGGCGGCGACCGTTTTCAGATCATTCCGGTTGAGATAACGGCACACAGCCTGTTTCCATTCGATGAAGTCCGGACGGTACTTGGGCGCAGGGAGCGTCGGACGCTGTGCCGGACGAACGGAGTAGCCGCCGGTACGACGGATGGAGGGGAGAACCTCGTTAGTTACCCATTTGCGGAAGGCTTTTGCTTCGGGCTTGCGGGATATAAAAATCAAATGATATAAACCGGATTCATTGACTGCCTTAACTCGCTGATTTCCACCTAGGGTGTAACTAATAGTTACATCATGTTTTTCATCCATATCAAGCGACTGTATCGCCTTTCTTGGATTTTTCAGATTCAAAATATCACAGATATCTTGAGCTACAAACCATGTTTCATTTCTTTCTGTAGTAGCGCGAATCTTTGCACCAATTTCCGAATTGTTGAAGATTTGCAGACCTGTTGTCTGCTGGTTGTTGTTCAGTGTTTCCATAATAATACATTATTAATTAGTACGTTCCGCTTTCACATTACCCTTGTTGTCGAGTATTTTGACTGTTTCATGCTTGACGATTTCGTCAACATTGTACAGCTTACTGTCGTTCCGTTTCTTGGCGGCTTCCCAGATTGCCGGAGCTTTACCACCCTTCTTCTGACCGGACAAAACCTGTCCGACATAGGCCATTGTTACTTTAAAGGCGACAGCAAGTTCCTTCTTGCCTTGTGCGCCTAACTTAATTACTTGTCCCATATTCAATATTTATTGGATTAAAATTGCTATATTTGGCGCGGTTTATATTAAACCTGACGCAAATATAAAGCAATGCAATATTTAAACCAAGAAAAAGGTGAATAATTTATTGCATTGCAATCTATTTAGAATAAAATATAAATAACAAAGCAATGGAAGTATCTGTTAAAGAAAGACTTAAACTGTTTTTAAAAAAAGAAGGTATAAAAGATGTTGATTTCTGTAGAATAATAGGAGTATCTACAGGCTTTATTTCGGGCATGAGGGTATCTATTCAACCTGATAAATTAAAAAGCATTGCAATAAATTTCCCCAGATTAGATATTGGCTGGCTTCTTACTGGCGAAGGCTCTATGTTAAAAAATGAAATAAAAAGTACAGCTTCACCTAATACAATGGATACTGCTTATATATATAATATGTATGAGGATTACAAAAAGCTACAGGCTGAAATCATCGCGGAAAAAGAGAGAAGAATAAAAGAATTAGAAACTAAACTTGCTAAACTAGAACAGCAAGAATCCCCAACAACAAACTCCGACTCCCATGCAGAAACTGTCCAAAAAAAGCGGAGCTCATCGCGTATATCAGGCTCTTCTGCGCAAACAGATGTCCCGACCATAAAATAAAGATAATAATTGAGTGAAGATACAATTACAAAAAAATGCCCCGAACTTAAAAAGAACGAGGCATAAAATTTTAAATGTCATTCATTTATAGGTACATAAAATGTAGTTTTTGATGGAGTATAGATACCACAAGTTATAACCTCCAAAAAACCGTTTAAAAAAGTATGGTGATTTTTGATTGCATACTTTTGACGATCTCCAACATATTGCTTAATATCCTTTTTGTTTGACGCTGGTGATATAAGTCCGAAAAGAAAATGATTGTTTGTCTTTGAGTTGAAAACTCTCTTTGGTTCATCAACCTCCATGCCACCTACATACAATTGAGAGCTATAACATGAAGACAACGATAAAGATAATGTACTAGCTAGTACTATAAGCATTACTTTTTTCATGATTTTGTTTTATAAGATTGTTGTTTTATTATTTCATGCAAATAAAATGATAATATTTTAAAACAGCAAAAAAATATTATACAGAAAATGCTTTAAATAACTCGATCCTTTAAAACATCGCACCGTAGTTTGAACAAAAATTCAACGAGTTCCTTATCTTCATCACCTTCGACAGCAATTAATTTATCAATAAACCCGTCGATTTGTTCAGCCGTTTTTTGTTTTCCGAAAGTTCTGATCATTTTCGACAAAACATCAGTTCTTTCTTTCCAATTGAATTTTACATCATTTATATCCATAACTTATATTAAAAGATCCCGGAGGAACCCGGGATCACACGAACAACAATCTTATTACCTTAAAAATAGACTAAAGCCTATATCCTGATACTTATATAACGAATTGGCTAGATTCACTGTTTTAAAGTGCCCCAGTTATAAAACTGGGAGCACTCCGACGCGTCTATTTCACACACCAACACATAATTTGCAGCTTGAATCTATGCAAATATAAGTATTTTGCATATAAATCACTAATAATCAGTATATTAAATAAAATACGCTATAATTCTATATGTATTAAAGGGGTAAACTCACACTATTTTTCCTGTATCTCGATATATTTTCATGTATTATATATAAAAACTCAATAAAAAAAAACGGGTAATTTGAATGCCCATTGAATGCCCATCTAGAACATTTTGTTTTTTACGGTGAATGCCCATTGAATGCCCATTTGAATGTCCATACCGATTTTTAACAGTTTTATTAACAATTATAGTTCACTAAAGGAACGCCTTAAAACAAGGCCTCCCTTAGACGTTTTTTGTTATTTAAAACCGTTTTACAGGCTATTCTAGGGCATTTTAAGGGTAAATGAGTGGTAATGTCCCAATAAAGGCTTTATTGGACTCTTATAAGGGGTGGAATGTCACCCAAATGCAACATAATGTCACTTTTTGTTTTTAATGGGCGGATTCGCCCGAATCTTCTAAAAAGCCGATGGATAGGGCGTTTCAGCGCATCCGCTCGTTAATGCTTCGTGGTACTTTTTATTCTGTGCCCCCTACATAGTTTTGTCCGTTCAGTTCAGGAATAATGCTTAACAATGCGGCTCCACCCGGAATAAAAATAGTTTTCGGCTCACCGTTTGCTTCTGTTACAGTAAAGTTGTAACCACCGGCAACTTCAACCACTCTCAGACCACCGGCAATATATTCGGTATCCACGTATGCACCTTTTTCAGCATCCCATACCTGCCAATAACCAGTTTCCTCGTTCACTTTGGCATCGTGTCCGGCAGCGGCAGCATCACCCGGTTCGCCTTGGTCACCTTTGTCACCCTTATCACCTTTGGCAGGATATTCAGATTTCACACCGTCAAATGCCCAGTAACCGTCGATAATGGTCACAACTGTACCATTCTTACCGTCTTCACCCTTGTCACCTTTAATAGTTTCAATGGTACTCGTAGAGTTGTCACTCCAGGTTACAGTGATACCGTCACCGTTCTTCACTACGTTGGTAACATACTTACCAGCATCAACTTTTGCCTGTAAAGCTGAAAGAGCCGACTTGATATCGACCAGTTCCTTGTCGATGCGGTCAATGTCCTCATCATA